GTGATTTACCTTTATTAGACTCAGATATTTTTAGTTTAGTTTCTTCTGAAAGTACTCTACCTTTACTTGTTTCTTTTATTTTAGCTTTAGTTTCATCAGATACTTTTCTACCTAATGCTTTTTGTCTAATTTTTTCTTTTGTTTCATCAGAATGAAAAAAGTAATTATTGTTATTAACTAAAATATTGTTATATTCTGGTTTATGTATTTTAATCCACTTATTTTCTCTAATCACTCTAGTTTCAGGAGTAGATATTCTCTCTACATGTAATAATGTAAAATTTTCTTCTCCATATTTGTTCCAAGCTGCTTGTAGGTGTGAATTAGGATGCTTATTTACATTAAGTAAATTTCGATGACTGTTAAATCTTTTCTTAATATTAATGCTACTACCTATATAAATATGATTGTTTATATTATTCTGTATAATATATATTCCACAATTTCTAAGTGTTTTTATTTTAAGCTCTCTTTCCTTAAGACCTTCTTCAGAATAAAAGAATTCTTCTGTTTGCATATTGCTACGTTAATGTTAATCTATATTTTATTTGTGCAATACTTCCACTTAAAGATTGACTGATGTTTTCTATATCAGGCATATTTGATGACTTTCCATATTCTTCAAGTTGTTTAGCAAACTCAATTACTTGAGTTGCTAATACAGTAGATGTCCCTGTAGAATAATCTTTTATAGGATCTATTTTAAAAGATTTAATTCTTTTACCTTGATAACCCATTATTTTTTCTACAATCTCATCTTTTAGAGAGAATAAAAGTTCATACATTTCTCCTAAAGCAGTATGTTCAAATCCTCCAAAGGTTTGCCAATGGAGAAGATGTGCTTGTAAGTGGAAGTAAGTAAGTTTGGCAGCAATACTTTCTAATGAAAGTTCACTTCCTTTTGATTCCATCATTTCGTCTGGAAATAGGGATTTTAGTGCCATGTTGTTTAGTTTTAAATATTATCGTGGTGCTGTAGTTGTTGTAGTGGTAGTAGGAGCAACAGTAGTAGATGTAGTGGTGGTTGTATAATTACAACACTCCTTAGCATCTATTTCTTTCCAGTTACCTACAGCAGGTTTAAATGCTTGTACAATTAAACTACTTGATATAATACGTCCTGAACCATCAAAACGTACAAAAGCTTTAAGCTTGTTATTGTTATTTCTTGCCATGATTATCCAGGTGATGTTGTTGTTGTTGTAGTAGTTGGTGCTTGAGTAGTGGTAGTAGTAGTGGTACTAAGGAAACAGCACTCATATGCATTTATTTCTTTCCACTTACCCACCTTTGGCTTATTTTTTCTTAGGATTAAGCTTCCTGCAACTATTCTGCCAGATCCATCGAATCTAACAAAAGCCTTTAAAGGTCTTGAATTAATGCTTCCCATTTATTTAAATTTAGGGTTAATAGTCTAGGTTGTATTTTTCTTTTATTTCGTTTAGCTTAATGGCATAAAACCATGTGCAATATTTTTTTGATTCTTCATTGTTAATTATCATATCTAAGCTAGCATCTTTTGTTGGATCACTGCCCATATGATATTTTCCTTTATAGAAAGCTGGATAACCATTTCCTGTTTCAGAAACTATTCCTGCATTATGAAAGATTGTATGTGTATCAAGTTTTGATATAGGATCTGTAGCCCATGCAAATGCTAATTCTGGAACCACTTTTGTTTCTGCATCTCTCATCCATATGTTCCAAAGAACAGCCCACATATCTGCACACCAACTTTGGTATCCTGCATTCTCATCTTTAAAGAATTCTCTATTCACTTGTTGTAAATAACTTCTTATAAGAATACAATCATTCATCACCTTACTCCAGAAGTTTGCATCTATGTTCTTTAATAGATATTGTGCTCCTCCTGAATGATCATTGTTAGCTTCACAAACTTCTCTGCTTATCCCTACAACACTTGCAATTTCTGCAAGAACATCTCTATTCTTATATTCTTCTAACTTCTCTGGTAACACTTGTGCTATTTTGCTATCAAAATAACTAGCATTAATATAACTGTTTGTATCAGATAGGTAGTTAATGTCATCCTCTAAGAACTGATCAACATTAAAGTCTTTCATAAATAGAATATCACTATCACAATAGAAAATAGCTTTTTCTTTTAGTTCTGGATGCTTCTTAAAATGTTTCCAAAGAACATATGGTCTAAGAACAGGAATGTATATTCCTAACAATTGACTTAAATTATCTTCATCTCCATAGTAATGAAACTCTGCTTCTGGATACAAATTTTCTATCTGTTTCCACTTATCTGCATTCTCTCTTCCTTTAGCTATAAATATGACATTAATAGCTTTATCGCTATGTCCTATTTCTTTTAGGCTTTCCATCCAAAGATTTACTTGCCATGTATAATATAAATCGCTTGGGCAACTTTGTATAAACTTTAATTCACGCATAATATTGGTTTTTTGGTTTTTGATCTATCGTCTCTTTTCATAAGAGGTGTTCTATTAGACTTCCAAGATTTCCCACTTATAATTTGTCTAACTATATGTAATTTTATACCTAGTTCTTCAGAAATATCTTTAGAAGATTTTCCATTATTGTATATAAGTTTAATTTGGGTTACTTGATTATCTGTTATTTTACAATTACTATTATTTTCTCCTTTACTACATTTTAATCCTAACTTATATGCATGTCTCATGTTATCAGAATTTGAAATCCATTCTAGATTTGATATATGATTGTTTAGTTTATTACCATCTATATGATTTACTTGTGGTAAGTTATTAGGATTAGGTATAAAAGCTAAAGCAACTAATCTATGTTGATTTCTAACATACTTTTTATTACTATTATAAAGTCTTAATTGTGGATATCCTTTTTGATTTAAATCAGAATGAATAATTTGTCCTTTTATAAGACCTCTTCTTCCAGAACAATATCTATCAATACTTCTAACTTTTCCATAATTACTAACTTCATAAGAAGTTTCAAATCCTGGACAAGGTAACCATTTTTCCTGGATAAATTTTAAATCTTTCATAATGTAGTTGGTTTTATTTTTGTTTTTATTTTAAGCTACTGTTGTAGTAGTGGTAGTAGTTGTACAGCCACCAGCCATTACACATGTTAATCTTTCCAATTCTTTTGATATGTACCATAAGAGATTACTTTGTGTACTCCAACCTATTTGTTTTGATGGTATTGCCATTTCTTTATATTTTTATTAAACTATAGTTAATATTCCTCCACTATTCCATACAGCACCGCTTGGCAAACCTACAGGAGTTGTTGGGATATTCATAATTGAAAGGTTATTTACAAATGTTGTATCAGCTCTATTTGCTTGTATACTATTACCTACAATCATTGCATAAGAAAAACCATAAGTGTCATTACTGCGACCCCCTAAAATAGCAGAGCTATTTCCATCAGCAACATTATCACTACCACCACTAATTACTGAATGTGCACCTGAAGCATTATTTGTTTTACCTCCACCAATAGTCGAGCAATAACCATTAGCTTCGTTACCATATCCTCCGCCTATTGTTGAATGACCATAGGAAGCAATGTTTGAGCAACCACCACTAATTACTGAATAGTTGCCTGAAGCAGTATTCCCACTACCTCCACTAATTGTAGCACCACTACCACCTGAAATATTATATCTACCACCTCCAACAGTTGAGTATGAACCTGATGTAGAATTAGCTAATCCACCACCTATTGTTGTTGCATCACTAGAGGCAGTATTGTTATAACCTCCGCTAATTGTTGAACGACCAATTATTACTGAATTATTATAACCTCCACCAACTGTTGTATAAAAACCAGAAGCAGTATTATTATTACCACCACCAACGGTAGATGAACATCCTTCAGTAAGATTGCTAAAACCTCCACCTATCGTTGAACAATTACCATAAGCAGTGTTAATATTACCACCACCAATTGTAGCCAAATCACCACAAGCTATATTACTTTGACCACCTCCCACTGTAGAACATTGCCCTGAAGCAGTATTTCTACATCCACCACCTATTGTTGAATAAGTACCACTAGAAGTATTACTAAATAAACAAGGTTCTATACCTGTTCCGTTAGCATTATATTTGAATGGACCTTTAGGAGCATTTCCTGCCACTTGTGTTAAATATTGTAATTGTTTGGCAATTTGCCATAATAGGTTTGATTCTGTTCCCCATCCTATTTGTTTACTTGGTATAGCCATTGTATTTAATGTTTAAAATAACAAAAATATAATAATTATTTGTTACTTGGTTATTTAGTATATTAAGTTTTATAAGTAAAAAAGTTATTCTTCAATAACTTCTTCAATTACTGTATAAAATTCTTTTGTTTGAAAATTATAATAATTACCAAATGGTATAGCTTCAATAATTATTTCATTTTCAGCAATTTCCATATTGTTAAAAAAACAATATAAAACTTTTCCTGTCTCTTTGTCTATTACTGTTTTCATTAGTTTGTCATTACAAAATTAGATTGAAATATTGAGTCTGTTCCAACAGATAACTGTAATGACGTGAAAAACCAATTATCAACAGCAGGATTAAAAGTACCTACACTTATAGCACCAGCAGTGGCTATTACATCTGATTGTCTTGATAAAGAAAATAGCATACCTCTAATATTTCCACCTCTTAAAGTAAATCCTAATCGTTGCATAATACACCATAGTTCAGTTATACCTGTAGTATATGTTGCTATTACACTTGAACTAAGAAATGCTGATGAAGATCCCACTCTTACTCTCATTGTGCATGTTCCTAATATTCCTGTTTTTTCAGCTAAAAATGGAATAATTTTTATTGCATCATTAGAAGAAAAAGTATTTGCTGCTATAAAATAAGTTCCTTGTAAAGTTTCTCCTGTTCCTGTTACTGTAGAATATTGAGTTTGGTCTTTAATAATAAACCTAACAGGTGTATATCCTAAAGCATTTTGTTTGTTATTAAACGTAGTCCAATCTGCAGCACTTAATGCTCCTCTATTTGTGGCTGATGCTGTTGGAACATTTAATGTTATTACAGGAGTTGTTGTTCCTGTTGCTACAGATGATGATAAATCTGTTCCTGTAGTTCCTAATGTAAGAGCAGCAACTGATGTAACTGTTCCTGAAGGTATAGTGGGAAATGCAGCTATGGAACCATCACCTCTTATATAGTCACTGATAGTTCCTGTAGGTATAGGAAAGTATGTAGTTGCAGCAATTGCTGAAGTTAAATATGGTGTAAGAGCAGAACTTGTTAAATATCCTGCTGGATTAGTTGATAGAGGATAATAAACAAGATCATACGTTGGTTGTCCATTAGCCCATACAACAGATGGATTAGGATAGGTTCCAGAAAGATCACCACCAGCAGGTCCTATAGGAGTTGCTCCAGCAGTGATTCTTTTTATATGCCCAAACTTATTATATATAAGAACTCCACCATCATCGGTGGAAGTATTCCCATCTTTATCTAATACTTGTATCATTGTATTTCTGTAGCACTTATATAAAATGTAGTTCCAGGAACATCAGATAATAGCTCTATGAAGTTATTTAAGTTTAATGTATAAGTTTGTGTATCTCTTAAAGTTTCTTCTGCATTCAATTCAAAAGTATATAATAAAACTTGTGAAATACCAGAAGAAGTCATGTATCTATTAAGTGTAAATACATAATTAGAAATAGGATTATTAATAATAATTGTATTAATTACTAATGTACCAATGTTACATATTATTCTGGTGCTTCCATCTAAAGCTACATTTCCTTGATATATTACTTCCATTATCCTTGTCCATTATAAATCTTCTTGTATTTCTTAGAAGATTTAAGTTTAGATGTTTTAGATTTAGCGTGCACACCTGGTCTGCTCACTTTAATCTTAACTCTTTTCTCTACTGCGTTGGTTGGTTTTGCCATTATTATATAGTTTTTAATTGGAAATGCATACCATCTTTTCTAGTCCAGGTTCCTCCCCAATCAAATCCTGCATCTGTAAAACATTTTACAAACCCTGCAGATAGTTGTGGAGTTTTATGTAAACCATTCCATGCTGCATTAACATCAATTGCTATTCCCCAAGAATGTAAAGACATACTTGTCAATCCTCTTTTTTTTCTTACATTGAAGCATCCATCCCAAGTCTTTAGTTCATTGACTAATTTTCTATCTATTAGGTTAGTGAATGCTTTGATTAATGGTGCAACAATCTGTTTGTTACAATATAGTTTTTTTGGAATAACACCTATCTCTAAGTGAGCTGGTACATCCCAAACTGTCATGTATTTTAATTCGTTTGTTGTAATAGCAGGATCACCCCACTTCTTTAAGCACTGTGCACTTGTTACCATTATTGTTTGGTTTAAAATATATTATATTCTAGAATAACACTATAACCTGGTAGGTTATTTGGTTGTATAAAATATTGAGCTCCTACATTAAACTTAGTAAACTCAATCATTAGGTTTGTATATAATGTAGGTTCTTTTAATGTAAGCTGTGTTGATTGAACACCAACATATCCATGTATCTCTAAAGGCTTCTTAGTTTTAATAATATCTTTATGGATATCAATGATGCTCTTTTGATAAAATATAATAGAGTCTTTTATATCTATTTGATTTTTAAATTCAATTTCCTTCTTCTCAAAGTTTTTGATTCTTGCTTCTTGTTCTTTGATAATCTCTTTAGCAAAATCATAACGTACAAGATCAGTGATCACTTTTCTAGCAACTTTATCATTTAGTTTGATAATAGAATCATTCTTCTTTGTATCTATCTGTGAAGTAGCTTTGGAGCTTATTAGTAGGCAAACTATCAATAATCCTAATTTGTACATATTCTTTTTGTTTTATGGTTTTGATTCTATTAACTATAACTGTATCTATCTTTGATAAGCTATCTATAATTGTAGTAGACTCTTTAGCTTTCTCTTCAAGGACTAATATATCACTCTCTAACTTTTTAGTTTTCTCTATAAGAATATCATTCTTATTTTGATTGTTTAGTGTAAAGAATATAAAAATAACGGTGATGATCACCGCTAAGTACTGATCTTTTAAATATTTTATCATTTACTTTCCTGTTACATCATGATCTTTAGAGAAATATCCAAATATTGCAATAGCAATAGCTAAAACAAATTTAGGCCAATCTTTTTCTAGATTTACCTCATCCGAAGTTAATGGTTGTACAGCTATCATAGCAGCTAATATTAAACCCATTAATGTTGTTTTCCAGCTTTTCATTTTTATTTTATCCTTTTACATTTTTATATACAACAGATATATATTGTATGATTGCTCCCACTGCAATGATGATACCTATGGTCCAAGTGAATCTCTTCTTGAACTCTTCTTGCTTCTGTATCTTATCTTCTAAATCTTTTATCTTAGCCTTCAGCTCAGTTAAGTCAGCAACAAATCCCCCTGTTTTTGTTAGTGCATTACCTAATATAGCATCTACAACTTGCGTTAGCTTTCCATCTATAGAAGTCATCTTCTCCTCTAGATCATGTAGTCTTTGATCCATGTTTTTTAATTCTTTTTCTACTTGTTGTTCAAATGCGTTTTCCATAAGGGAGAATAATGTTTGGGTGTTGTTATAACATATATACAATTTAAAGAGATAATTGTAAATGATGCAATCATTATACCAATTTATACACAACAAATATAAATCTTAATTTCCATATAATGAAATGACTACATGAGATAATCTTCATAATATAGCATAACCTAAAACTATTTTAATCCATACTTAACCCATCTATACCACACTCTTTCGTGTATGTAGTATTGTACAGGTTTATATATTAGTTCAGCCACACCAAATGCTGCACCCACCTTAACAGAACCTGTTATAAGTAACATGATTGTAAAGCCAATTAATGTACTTAAGAGTCTATAGCTTATTGTTTTTGCTATGTGTCTTTTTTTATCTACTACCATATTATTCAAGTATTACTACATCACCTTTCCAAGTGACTGTGTTTGGGTTACATGTTAAATGATGTTTGTTCACCATAGCTTGTCTTCCATTATCCCATACATCATCTCTTGTTGTATGTGTTGGAACATTGATCACTACATTAGCACATGTATGCTCAACATTATCAATTAAGATTCTCCAGAATGTATGATTATCATCACACAATGTATTATATCTAATTTGTACTAAACTCATAACTTTCCATCTTTACGCATTTGCTCTCTAATCTTTGTAGCAGATATATCTGCTATCTCTGTAGGAGGAATATGTTCTATAATATCATAACCAACACCTCTACCAAACTCAATTGAGCATATGTCTGGAATGATAATCACCTTCACTATATTGTTGTCTACAAATAAAGCATAATGATTCTCAATGTTATCCTTTACCTGATTAGCTGTGAAAGGATTCTTTGCATCAGGTTTTACATCTCTGATACAAATCAAAACATTCTTACCATCATCTAAAGCTTGTTCAAATAGTTCTTGATGTCCTTTATGTAAAGGTTGCCATCTTCCTACAAACATAGCATATTGTGATCCTTTTGGTTGCATGGAAGACTGTACATGCACTTTCTTATTCCATTTCATTATATTAGATTTAAAATTTTATCAATTGATTCTTGTGGTGTATCTTCTGTAGTGTCTATATCAATGAATTTCTCTAATGGAGGTTCATAATTAAATACACTAAAATGATCTCTTTCTCTTGGTTCTGTTGTATGAACATATATTTCTACAAGATCAGCACCAAGCATTCTTTTTAGTTCTTCTCTCTGCCATCTGTATGGAGCAATAACAGAAACTACCACTGTGTAGTTTTGATTATATAAATAGTGTGCTATCTTCTGTGCACCTTTAACATTATCTATTCTTCCCTGTTCAGAGAAGTCTAAGTTTAATGTAAGTGCACGTAAGTCATCTCCATCTATATGAAAAACTTTATCAGATTTTTCTAATTCTTCTTTCAATAATTTAGCCAACACTGTCTTACCATGTGAAGGCTGTCCTGTAAACCAATATACTGCCATTATTTCAACGCTTTAATTATGTCTTCACTATTAAATATACTTCCTAGTTCTGTGTATGGACATTTAGAAATGTCTTCAAATAATGGAAGCTTCTGTAAGTATGGGTGATCAAAGTTTAGTTCTTTGTCTGGATCATTAGCTTGTAGGTTAGCATGTAAATCATAACCAAACACCTTTGAGCTTGTTCCTATCCAACATACAAGACTTGGTAATTGTAGAGCTGTAGCAATATGCATAGCAGATGAATCAATAAGAAGTCTTCTTTGTGCTAGAGATAATAGAACAGCTATACTTCTGAATGAATCAAGAGCAGCCATTGTATCAGCATACATAATTTGATCCTCACGTTTGATGTGTACAATTGTATAATCTTTCTTGTAATGTTGAATAACATCATTAATTACAGGTGAAGGAATATCTCTCACCCAACTATATTTCAATGGTTGATCTTGTGGACCACCATTAGGTTGTATAGCCATGATAGGTTTATCTAATTGATAGAATGGGGCAAAGTATTCCACTTCTGTTTTAGATATAAATAACTCAGGCATTTCACCATTGTAAGCAATACCAAAAAGATTACACCATATCTCAATCAAATGTTTTGATTCAGTTAGATAATCAGATGTTGTATAAGGATCTGTAATAAACACCTTTGTGTCTTTATCCATTATGTAATCTTTATATATCCCTGATGTAGTTCCATGTTGTATCACTTTGTTTACATTAGGATTACCAATAAATACATCTGTATAAGATGTAAGAACAATTATGTTTGCTTTAGGATGTTGAGTTCTAATAGCTTTTAATACAGCTGTAGAAAGAATGTTCTTACCTAAGCCTCCTGATATATCAAATATTATATTCATGTTTGTTGATTTATACGTATCCAAATTTCTTAAAGAACCATGGATATGTGTTTTTAATTGATTGACAAATTTCATATCCTAATACTTCTTCAAAGTCATCAGGCTTTCTTTCAAACTTAGGTCTTAGTTTATGATCTCCATATATACCATGTATAGCATCATTCTCATGTGTATGCTGTGTAACAGTTTCAAATGAATGACCTTCGTAATATGGAACTTCCATATACTCATAGAATCTTCTAAGTTCTTGTTCAGGAAAATCCATTAAGTCTTCATATCGGATAAATAATATTCTTTTATCCAATCCTTGATCAAATGCATCTTTTAATCTATCCATAGATATACCAACTGGTGGTCCATCAGCCCATAGGTTAATTCTTTTTTGAAGAGTGGTGCCTACTAATTGATTAGGATTTTGAATGTGGTTTGCTTCTGTAGGATTTTTTCTAAAGTTCTTTTCCATAGAAGCATAAACAGCACGTACATCTCTAATCATACATACCACCTTAGGAGCTAACATAAACTCACTAGCAAACGGTAAATGAATTCCCCAACCTCTATTCTTATCTAATACATAAGGTTTGTCTGTAATAGCATTGAAATAACCATGCATACCATTGTGACAAAAGCCAATGAATCCCTGTTTCATTAATTCAGCATCTTGTGCTTTAAACTCTGAAGAGTTGTTATAGTTTCCTTTAGCTCCTAACAAAAGATCTAGAAATCCTGATGTAGGTGTGCAATAGAAATCTGGGTTATCTGCAATTATGTTTTGCAAAAGAGTGGATCCTGCCCTTGGAAGAGAGGAGTTAAAAAAGATTCTTTTCTTCATAATTAATTGATTTTACGGACAAAGATAAATAAAAAAAAGGATAAGATTAATAATACATCTTATCCTTTTCTTGATAAATTCAAAAAGACTATACTAGCACAGTGGTTGTGGTAGTGGTTGTGTCTTTAGCAATTTGTAATTCAGCAATCAAAGCATCAATAAGAGGTTTCAAAGCTTCTTCATCTTTTACACTAAATCCATTTTTGTTTATCCATCTCACATCTTTATATCCAAAGATATTGATTGCATGAAAAGGAGAGATAACAGCTGGGTTATCTACAGGTTTCTTAGCAAAGATTACCTCTACTAAAGGAGTTACAGTGGTTAAAGAATCTGTCTTCACCTTTACTGATAACTCTTTTGAATTGATTTGGGTTTCTCCATATCCAAAGATATGAATTGTGAAATTTTCCATTTTATAAATATTTATTGAAGTTAAAGAAAAAAATTATTATTATGGTACAATGCACACTGCACTACCACTTCTCCAAATAGAACCAGGAGGAAGACCTACTGAACTAGTTGGAATGTTTTTAATTGAGAGATTGTTTACAAAAGTTGTGCAAGCTCTATCAGCAGTCAAATTAGATCCTACAATCATTGAATAGTCATAACCATTAATATTATTATATTTACCCCCTAAAATACCTGACATTAAACCAGTAGCATAATTATAATATCCCCCTGCAACTGTTGAACCACGAAGAGAAGCAAGGTTACCACCACCACCACCTATTGAACTATAACAACCACTTGCTTGATTAAAACGACCACCACTTACTACAGAAGAACTATTAGAAGAAATATTACTATAACCACCTCCTACAAAAGAATAGTTTCCAGATGCACTGTTGTTATGTCCACCAAATACTGATGCATAAATATTCAAAGCACTGTTTGAGATACCTCCTCCTATTGTCGAACAACCACTATTTGCAATATTACAACATCCTCCAGCTATAGTTGATGCAGAAGCTGAAGCATTATTATATTTACCACCACCTACTGTTGATGAAGAACCACTTGCAGTATTAAACCTTCCACCTAATACTGATGAATCAAGACCACAAGCAGTATTGTTATTACCCCCACCGATAGTTGTACGAGAAGCATTGGCATTATTGAATTCTCCTCCACCAATTGTTGATGTTTTACCAGTAGAACAATTGTAAGAACCACCACCAACTGTAGAACCAATATTATTAGTAAAATTACAAAAACCTCCTCCTATTATCGAACAATCACCAATTGTAAGATTACAAACTCCACCACCAATTGATGATAACGAAGCTCCTGCTATATTACATTTACCACCAGCTATAGTTGACATATAACCTGAAGAATTATTACCATAACCACCACCAACTGTTGAAGCAGCATCAGATGAACAATTACTATATCCTCCACCTATAACATTTGCAAAACCACAACCAATTGTATTTTTATATCCTCCTCCAATACTTGAACTACATGAAGCAGAACTATTATAAAGACCTCCTGCAATTGAAGAACCAACACCATTTGTAACATTACAATATCCTCCACTTACAGTTGATGATCTATTTGAAGCAATATTAAAACTACCACCTCCTATTGTAGAACAATCACCAGAAGAAATGTTATCATCTCCACCACTAATAGTAGCAAAATAACAAGAAGCAGTGTTGTATCTACCTCCTCCAATATTTGAATTATCACAAGAAGCAGTGTTTTGATAACCACCACCTATTCCACTATAACCACCACTTGCAATATTACCACCTAATGCTGGTTGAATACCTGATCCATTAATGTTATACTCAAAAGGAATTGGGTAAACATTTAATGTTGATCCAGTAAATGATAATCCTGTACCAAGAGAGATTTCTTCCATTATTCCAACACCAGTTGTTGCTCTACCAATTAACTTGTTAGTAGACATTGATGTAGATATGTTTGGAGATTTTCCACCACTTGATGTGATAGGGGATGTGGCAGTAACTTGTAATATTCCACTACCTACACTAATTGCACATATAGCAGTGCTAAGTTTTTGTATTACAGAACTGAGAGTCTCATTAGTAATAATACCAGTACATACTAAGTTAGGTCCTTCGTAGAATACGCAGGAAGAACTTGTTATCACTGGACAAGGATTGGCTGAACAAATTGTATTCATTTTAGTATATTATTAGTGAACGATTTTAAGAAAATCTCCTGTACGATAAATTTGACCAGGAATCAATCCTGCAAATAAAGCAGTGGCATTATCAGCATATTGAACAATGACAGTGGGTGTTGTAAGTACAAGATTCCAATCTGTTGCTCCAGTTCCTACAGACTTAGCAAAGTATAATAACTTTGTGGTTGTATTTAAATAAGTTTGTCCTAGATATATAGCAGGTATAGTAGGAGCATTGATACCAGTTAATGGTATTAATCTAGTGTTTATCTTACCTAATATAGATTGGAGATCCTCTAAAGGAGCAACATTAATATTAGAAAGAGGTGGGCCATTGTATATAATGCATATAGCATTCTCATACACAGCACATGTTGGGCAAATTGCAGCTGTTCTCATGTGAGCAAAGTTAATTATTAATTATGTATTTTAAAAGGGTGTAGGTTAAATAACCTGCATAATATAGCGTTGTCAATTATCTTCTTGATTGTTCTGTAACTCTCACCCCTTGTTCTTTGGCTAATTCAGGATATAGATATGGTAGAATTTCACTTTGAATTTGTGAAGCTACAGGAATCATATTAAAGAAGTATTTGGTTGGATGAGATTTATCAACCATAGTTTGATCATCTGTAGCTTCTCCATACACTTCTCTAACAGTGTAATATAATACATCTGATGCTTTAGTTAATAAATTCAATGATGGAAGTACAGATCCTTTAGTCATACTTTCAAATGATAGAGGATTATAATAAAATGTAATCTCGTCAGCCACTTTATTAACAAGTTTAGCATACCACTTATATCTATTTCTTTCTTCATCTGTAGCATCATCTGGTGGTACAGAAGCTTTTGTCATAAGTATTAAAGATATAACACCAAGTAATAAATACAATTCTTTCATCTGATTAGCTATTTGCTCTCTTATAAGATCTTGATATTCTTCTTCTGTAATCTCTAACTCTTGACCAGTCTTTCTAAAATAATCTAATCTCTTAGCTTCAAGCATTTCATTGATAAGTTGTAATCCTTCATCAGTACCATTTATGATGGCTCTCATTTTAGATATGTTTTTAAAACCTACACTTTGCCAAGTTTTAAAAAATGCTCTAGTTCTACCATACTCCCATTGATTAAGTTCAATGTTTTTATTAATACCTAATGTATGTTCAGAAACTAATTTAGGTATCCAGTTTTTGAACATCATGAAGGATGTGAATATAGCATCTCTTCTATATCCAGCTTTGTTATCTTCATTCATCTGACCATTAAGTTTTCTACCATATTCAATGATAGATGTACGAAACTTTGCAAGTTCTGTATCACTCACTCCTGGAATTACCATTTCATCATTTTCAATCTTAGCTATCTTATCTAATGAAGAAGATTCTTTTAGCTCTTTAACTCTTTGATCAAATGATTTCTCTAAAGCTTTTCTTTCGCTTTCAGACATTCCTTTTCTAGCATTTCTATCTTGTTCTTTTAAATATTGTCTGATGTTAACAATCTTTCCATCTACCACCATTGAGTTATCAATTATACTCAATGCATTAGAAAATTGTAACTTTCTTTCAGGGAAAGAGTTAGTTGACATCATCACATCAGTAAATGACCAAGTGGATAGATATTTAATAAGTCCTTGTTCTTTAGCCATTTTTCTTCTTTCTTCTGTAGCCACATCTTCATTCAATGGAACAAAAAGATTTAGAAGTCCTCTTTGTATTGTAGAGAAGTTATTTCCTGTAACAACTTTAAGATTGTTTTTTTGAAACTCTGAAAAAGAATATACAGTTCCTCCATTAACATATGCTTGAAAGTTATATCCCATAAAGTTAGCAATGGAGATAAGAGGTTTAAGACCTACAGCAATAGATCTAGTTAATGTATCAGCATTACTTAATAGTTTCTTAGCATTAATAGCTTTAGCTTGTTTATCTTCGTCATCTTTACCAAGCTTTTCTCCAAGAGCTGTTACACCAATGTTTCCTATAGATCCAAGATCTTGTCCTAGTTTATACAATCCATCATCAATAATAGTTTGTAATATATCTGCATTCTTATTATCTTGTTCATTGATACTAAGATCTCCATCTGTAAACTGAACTTGTCCATTTTCAAATATAAGACTTCCTTTAGCTTTCTCAACAGAGTGTAATGTAAGAAGTGTGTTCTCTAAGTTTTTAGAACTTTCATATTCTAATAAAGACTTAACCCATAGAGCTCCAATCTTATTAAGATCGGTAGATAATTGATTTGCAGTTTTATCTGTCTTAGTAAAATACTTAGGTATAACTCTTCTAACTTGACCAGTTTCAGGATCAATACTAGACATTCCTTGTTTTTCATTTATTCTAGTTTGATAGAAATCTGTCCATAAAGATTCTTTTGCCTGAGCAGATATATCATTAGTTTGTGCAAACTTTTGAAGAATTGTAGCTTCTATTAATGGAAAGAATGAACTTCCTTGTTTATCAAGGTAACCCATTTGTTTAGCTTTAACATTGAGTTCAGTAAAGAAGTTCCATACATCAAGAGCAGCTTTACTTTTACTCATTTGTTCATATTGCTTAGATAGATGTCCTTCTTCAATCATTGTTTCTTTGAACAATTGGCTGAATCTATAATTATCATATCCATCAAATCTTTCACTATGTATATCTAAAGAATCTTTTAACTTGGTTATCTTGTATGAACGTTGGAAATCATCTTCTTCTTCATCAGATGCAAATGTAGTTTTGTTTAATTCTTCTATTCCTTTATCAATTGCTGCTTTAGAAAGTTTATCATATTGTTTAATATCCATATTCTTTAAAAAGAAAGCTTTATCTTTTTTCTGTTTAGCATCTACCACTTCTTTCCAGAATTCAGGATCTATTTTTTTAATAAGATTCAGTCCTGTTTCAGACATTGTTCCAATCAAATCAAATGCTTTCACTCCTCTAACTGAAGCTTCTTTCTCTAATGGAATAAGTATCTTCTCATATTGTTTTAGTTTTCTAGCAAGTTCTATATTAACAAGACTCTTTGCATTCATAAGTAAATTAGAAGCAAGTTTAATTATCTTAGCAGAAAGTTTAGATCCTTCTAAGAATGTTTTAGACATACCATCAATTTGTTTTTCAGCATTTAATATAGTTTCTTTTGTTGAATCTGTTGTAACTCCTTCTTTAAGACCTAAATGTACAGCATATTGATTTTGTAGTTGAGAGATTTCATTTAACATCCTAGTTGTCATAGAAGATATATGTTCTAGTTCTTTCAACACTTCTTTATTAGAATCAGTCATTCCTTCTCTTTTATATTCAGAAAGAAACACTTGGTCCATTGTTGTAAACTTTGCAGCACTTATTCCATAATCAATTAGATCTCCTAATCGTTTATCTAATTCTTCTTTGCTTATTGTTTCATAATCTATTTTAGAAAAGTCATCTAATGCAGTTCTTGCATTTTTCAAAAATGATTTACCTACATTAACAAGAGGTTCAAAGTTTAACCTAACATGTAAATTACGAATAGCTGCACTTAACTTATTGATTTCTAAAATCTTACCATATCTATCTTCAGCATACACTGGTTTCTTATATAGTTTTTCCCATTGCTCTCTTAATGATTTAAGAAGAGAATCTACTTTTGGGTTACCTGTAGATTCAGAATTAATAGGAACTGGAAGTAAGTATAAGTTTGTTTCCTCTAATGAATTAAGTTTACCTATCTCCATAGATGTAGGAGCAGAGAATCCACTTTCAGGTTGTCCTTCAACAACATAATTGTAATTCATCACAAAAGGAATCATCCTAGCTTTTCTCAATTGAGCAGGATTTAATCCATAGTTATAAAGAATCTTAGTGTATTCACCCATCTGAGCTTTCCAATCTTTCTGCTTAGCCCAGTTTATATCCTCATCTCTACTTTTATTAATAGATGTAGTTTTCCAGTCAAGTATATCCACTCTTACATCATCTGTTCCATCTTCTTTCTTATAAGGTTCAATAGCTATAAAGTCAATAGCAGATGCAAGTTTACCTTTCACCTTTTGATTAACTGCTTTTGCTTCTAATAAAAAACGTGTACCAGGTTCATAAGAGTTAATTAGTTCTGTTGAAAAATCCGTTAATCTCTTCTGAACTTTAGGATCAAGTTTAGTTGATACAGGATTAGTTAATGGATCATTTCTTTTATATCCATCTTTATCAATAAGATTATTGGTTATAAAACCGTAGATAAAATCATGTATCTCTGTACCCCAATCTTTCTTTTGATCATCTAAGAATTTTTGAAGAGGAGTTCTATCAGGCATTGTTGTACCTTTTTTAAGAGTGGCTGTAACAGAAGGAATCTGTTCAGGAAGACCATCAAGAGTGTAATGTCTTGGTATCACTTTACCTGTTGAATCTATTGTTTCAGGATTTAATTCTATTCTACTATCAAAGTCTTTAACTGTATCATAGATTTTATCTACAGCACTATTCTTCACTTGATAAAACACACCACCATTAGTTATATCAGAAACAACACCACCAACATTTGCACTCAACACTCTATTAGCATTTTGTTCAAATATATCTATGTTTGTTTTTGAATATATCCCTCTAATTAAATCAAGAATAGTATTCCACCAGTTCTGAATCATTGAACGTTCATTCTCTTGCATCAATTCAGGAAACTGTGTAGAGCCTTCAGATTGATTGATAATAAGCTCAGAGATGAGTTTATCCACAGCTTCTTTTTTTATCTTTCTAATGTCTGGTTTTCCATTAGCTAATTGATATGCTTTCTTTCCTTTATATGCTTTGAGTGTTTCATCATAGATTTTGAATCTATCTATCTTAGCAATCATTGCAGTGACAAGCTTTGGGTTTGTTTGTTCAAGAATGGCTGTAGCTATATGGACTATCTCTTCTGTTAGTGTATAGTTTTCCATACCCTGAGCAATAGCCACCACTCCTTTAATAAGATCAGCAAGTCCATTGATTCCTTTAGTTTGTATATCAGGATTACCTTTAGCATATTCATCTAAAGACATAATATCAATATCCATTTGTTTAGCTGCGTTCTTCATTACAACCACTGTCTCAGCAGAAGCTTTAGATGCAACCATTTCTGTTTCAGTGTATTCTGATTGAGGAACTTCTCCTTCATGTAGATCCCATAAATAATGAGCCATGTCTTCACCTCTGGAAGCCACTAATGACTTCCACTCTTCTGAACTAGTATTTATACAACTTATCATATTAACAAATTTCTTTTCTGATTTCTTTTAATATCCCACCAACTTCACTTGGTGTATATCCCATTTTAATTAGCATTCCTAATTTAATATCATCTATATTATAAGAGTTACCATCTTTCAATGTTCTTTCAATAGTTGATCTTTCTTTTGTTTCAGTTTTATTAATTATAGTTCCATTATCATTATCAAATCCAAATTCTTCTAATAGTCTTTGTTTTAAATAAGCATAAGTTTGTGGAGCTTTCTCTTTTAACTTAGCAAGCCCTGTACCTAATCCATCTTTAGGCATCACTACAACTTTACCTGTTGCTTTTATTTTAGCTATATCTCCATCAATTACTTGTTTATTATTAGTTAAATCTTCATCTGACATGAAAGCTGATTCATCCATAGAAGGTGAAATCTTTGTAGCAATTCCCATAGCATTAGGATTATTTCTAATTTGAGCTTGTCCACCTGTACCAACTCTTTGTGTGTTATCTCCAAATACATAAATCTTATCTGGATTAGCTTGTAGGTCCGCAACAGAATATCTATCTACTACTTCTACATTCTTAGTTGGTTCAATTGTAGCACTAACCATTTGTGTTGTACCTAGAAGAGCTAATTCAATTACACTATCTTCCACCTCATCTGGACTTAGTTGTTGACCATCCACATTCACTGTTTTCTGTATTTTTAAGAATCCATTATCTAATACAGAAGCTCTTGATACAGTTGATAAAGGATCTAATGGAAATGTTTTACCATAAAACTCTTGTGCTCTAAATGAATCACCCCAAGCATTGATAGCTTTGTATACATAGTTGAAATACTCTTTACCTTCATATTCAGATTTTTGAACTAAAGGAACTCTTACACCTTCATCATTAATAGTGTAAACCTTTTTAAATAATGCTTTCTCAACATGAGATGTATCTCCTGTTCTTCTAGCTTTAATTCTTTGAGCTTTTGTTATTTTTCCTTCTGAACTGTATGTAATGAAATCATTTTTACCTTCTCTTGAGAACATAGAAAATACAATCATTGGAGGAAGTTCACCATTATCCATTTTCTTTTGTAATTTATTACTTAAGAATGCTTTTTCTGCGTAGTACCAATTTTTAGGATTCTTCTTGCTTTGTGTTAGCTGTCCTCTTTTAAATGGTACAATGTTAGTGTTATTCCAATTGTTTCTTTCCATTATATCTAACTGTCTAAATTCTGCTAAGTTAGGAATATTTTCTAGATTGGACAATGTTTCATTATAGAATTCTCTAAAATCATTATAAGGAAGAAGGTTAGTAAATGCAATAGGAGAGTTTGTAAGACCAGATTGTATTACAGCAAGTCTAACTAGTTTACCATATAAGTCTTTGTTCTCATCACCAAGTTTTTCTTTTAACTCATTAAATCCATATATGATTAAGTTTTGGTCATACACTTTACCATCTCTTCCTTTGATAGAAAGATTATCCACTTGAGGAATAATCATGTTCATCATCTTTCTACTTTCTTTAGGACTATATCCTAACTTAACTAACATAGGAACACTGATGTTTTCTTTTTTGTATGTATTGCCATCTCTCAATTGGTATTCATCTAATACAATTTTCTTACCACTTTCTAATTGAAGTGACTTAAGAATTAAATTATTAAACAAAGGATGATTTTTATCTTTCAACACCTTATCTCTAAATTCGGTAATTTGTTTAGCAGCACTCTTCTCTGTTGAGTTACCTAGTAATATCTTCTTAACTGAGTTGTTTAGTTTTCTATCATTCTGTACAGCCCAATCAAAAAGATCATTAACTGCTTTCTGACTCACCTTAATAAAATCTCTATCATTTAAATCTGTATAAGGACGTAGCACATCTTCCATTAATCTTCTAACATTCTGTTTATCAGATATTAGAATTTCAGCAAATGCATCACGTACATTATATATAACATTAGCAAGTGGGCCAATGAAAGAGTTATCAAGAATACCATCTACAGCAGGTATTACATTACCCTCTGCATTTACAGAAGATAGAATAGTTCTTCTTGCTTTCTCAAGTTGCATTTGTTTTTTAAATACTAAATATGGATCATTGATTGTAGCTGTATCAAAGTTAGAACCTTGTGTCACTTGAAACAAGTTACTAGCTATCATAGCATATTTCAAGAACTCATCTAATATAAATGTTTGTTGAGCTAATTCTGTAGGATTCATATCTGCACCAGACTTACCAATCATATCTCCTAATTCTTTTTCACTAGGAATAGATGTCACTTCTACATCTTCTCCACCTATGTATTCATATTTTGTATCATCAACAAACTTATCAATGAACAACCATGAATATCCATTGTTCTGAATTGTTTTTAAATACTCACGAACAATTGGTTGGTTCATAAAATATCCAACAGTGGTTATAGGCACACCAAGTTTAACTAATAACATCCATGTAGAAGCTACGTTTGGAGAAGCTCCCATTTCCATAATCCAAGGACCTTTAGAGATATCCACATATCCATCTATAAACTGTCCTATTGTATCAGATATAAATGTTTTCTTATCAGCACTTTTAATCATAGATAATGAAGGATATTGTTTTCCATTAATCATCATTGAGTTATACTCTTTGAAATTAATTTTTGCATCACCTAACCATTTCTTATCTGCTGGGTCAATTACTGTATCTAATTTATCTCTATCAATATATATAGGACTACGTTGGTTTTGAGCATGGTTAGTTTGGTTAACAGCAGCAATACCAATTGCATACTTACCTGTAACAAATGCATGTCTAAGAGTAGTCATAAATGATCTACTTAACATGTTACCTGCAACACCATAGTTAATCTCGTCTTTACCAAGTTTTTTATTTATATCTTTTGCCAATCCTTTTAAATCATCAGCAGAGTTAGGTTTTATTAAGTTTTCAAAGTTGAGGTCATTAGAAACAAGTTTCTGTAAAGAGTTTATGTATTCATTCTCTAATGATTGTTTGTAAAAATCATTTATCACATCTTCTCTTTGGAATGAATACTCTTCAGGGAAAATAGCTTCCATTAATCTATCTACAGATTCTCCTTTTTCTAAAAGTTTTTTAGATCTTAAATACTCATTGAATTCTCCTTTATCATATAGCTCACCAAATTTATCAATAGCTTCCTGACCAATTCCCAAATATGGAACTTGTTTAGGTTTTTTATCATTACTAGTGTATATGTTTTTCAAATAGATTGACAACTTATCAATATCAAAATCCGATCCAGCTTTCTTAACAAGTTCTGATGGTATAACAACTGAATCTTTATATCCTTCTGGTAAGAACTTACCTATCTCAAATACATCAATAGAGTTTTGTTTCTGTGTAGGAATACGAAATGCTATACCTGTAATAGCTGCAAACTCTTTTCTTCCTTCATCTGTATTATTAAAATAATTTAAAAGTTCTTTATCAGACATATCTGATTTAAACCATTTGGCTATCATTATCTGACAAACATTTATTGACTTACCATTCTCATTTCTAGTATAGAATCTAAGTAGGTCAGAGCTATAAACATTCTTACCTTTAACTATTTGTTTACCAGGTCTTTTAGATTCTAATAATGTACCTGGAATCTGCACCTTCATACCTCCAGATATTTTAGGAGATACAACATTCTTATCAGCTATAGAATATAATATGTTTCTGATTTGTTGATATGCAGGAGTAGCTTCTAATACAGTGTCACCTTTTTCAAATCCACTAAGTGCATCAATGATGTTGTGATTAACTTCTCTCTTTAAAATTTCATCCTTTAATGTATCAACTAATTTTTTTACATTACTTATTTCAAATCCATCAGCTGTTTTCTTTAAACCAAGTTTTTTAAGAAGAGATTTATATCCATATTCTATCTTAGCTTGTAATAGTTCTTGATTATGTTGCAAGTCTCTATAAAGCTCAGATTGTTCTAATTTTTGATCATTAGATAGTTTTATCCATTTAACAAATCTAGCATTGAAATCTTGTGTAGCAGTATCAAAATCAATTGGTACACCAGCTTCCATAAAATCTAATGTAGCAAGTTTTGTTATTTGAGATCCTTGTGTTACATAAGGAGCATCTTTAGAAGGAACTTCTGCTTGTACACCCATTATAGTAAATGGTATATTAGAAACTGCTTGCTTCTCATATACATCTATGTCAGCATTAACATCTTCAAATGGAGTTTCATCAAAGTTACCCTCATCATCATATAAAGGAGAAACCTTTTCTGTACCCACTTTACTTCCTGATGCATATACAGCATAATCAATGTTCTCATTCTGCATCTTGTTATATAACTTGATAGCATTTGATTCAGGATTTATCTTGTATAGAAGTCTGAATGATAAAGGAAGTAATGCAAACTTATGTAATACAACATCATTATAATCTCTACCGTTATCTTTATTACCAGATACAATAGGTTTTCTAGCAGTGTATGTACTTGCTACTTCAGGACTTTTTCTATCAAATTTCTCTAGTTCTTTTGCTGTTGCACCAGAATTAAATAAATCTAAGAATGCCATATCATGTCTATACTGAGCTTCATTTGCTGTAGTCCAATCTCCAGAACGTATTCCAAAAATACGATTAGCTTTTTCAGTGATATATCCACCACCATCTGTTTCTTCATATGGATCATAATCTTTCAAATCACTTACACTTAAAACATCACCAATAGTGATTGCTCTAAAAAACTCATTACTCATGTCTGTGTAACCAGCATCTCCAGGTTTAAATCCTTTGTTATATACAGCATCAAGTCCTTGATTAACTTCTTGTGATCCAGACATAAGAGCTTGTCTAGGAGAGTTAAAGTTTTTAATACGTTTCAACTCATCTGAATACTGATAAGGATCTGAATAAAGAAGTTTGTGCATCTCAATATTAGCAATCATATAATTGATTGATAATATTTCAAGATTATCTTTTAAACTAGCTTCTGTTAGTTCAATATTTTCATCAAATACTATATCAGTAATTTGTAATCCTTCAGGACCATATCCAACTACACCATAATCTCTAAGAAGATTTTCTGTGTCTAATGCATCTTTTTTAATAAAGTCATTTACAGCAGCATCTATTTCAGCTTTATATCCTTTAAATCCTTCTGAAGGTTTTCCATTATATAATTCCTCAGCAGTGTATTGACTATTACTTTCTTTAGTAATTTGATTGTTAAGTTCTTCACCTAGTATAGCTTTGAAGAAACGAAGATCTGTTGATTTGTTTCCTTTACCCTCTACAATAAAACGTTCATCTCTAGATAGTCCCACTTCAGATATAAAATAGTTTTTAAATATTTCAATGTGAGCATCATCTGCATAGCTATCCATGTCAATAAACTTAAGCATCTTAACAGCCCATTCAATAGAAGCATCTCCAGGAACAAGGTTTAAGAAGTATCCATCTAAGTTAAGATTTATCTCTTGTACAAGTCTTTCTTTAGCTGTAAGTTTAGAAGATTCTTTTTTCTTACCATTATTTTGATTATCTGTACCATCAATGTATACAGATTTCATTAAATTTTCTGTACCAAATATACGTTTACCTGTTCCTTTTACAGAATCTATGTTAAACATGTTTTGTAACATTACACTTCCTTTAGCAAATACATCTGTACGTAAATATTTATATTGACTATACTCAGGATTACTATCTAACTCATCAATATTAGTTAAACTAGAAAGAACATCATGTAAGTTACTTAATGCATTACCACCAATATAAGTTTGTGTACGTTCTCCATTCATATTGAAATATGTACTCTCAAATCCTTTATTTTCAATAATAGCTTGTGTAAGTCCAAGTTGAAATAAACGTTTCTCAATACCTAATGCTTTAGGTGTTAGTGATGAAATTCCTCTAGCAACTGTTCCATTAGCTTCATCATCTGCTATTTGTGCATCAGTTCTAGCTTTACCTCTTTCGTTCAATCTAATAAACTCATTCTGAATACCCTCTACAGCACTTCTAAAATTTAATAACTGATTATCATTTAATTTTTTTAATGTTTTAACATCAAACTCAATACCTAATTCTTTAAGAAGTGCAGTGTAACTTTCCATCTTAGATCCATTAAGGACCATTGATTTGATTTTATCTGTAGCAAAATATCTTCCTGTCTTAGGATCATAAGTAAAGAATAAAGAATTAGACTTGATTTTATCAACCATTGAGTTGGTTATATCACGTTTAGATTGTTTAGCACTACTTGTAAGAGTAGAATCACTAACAACCACTTCTCCACTAGGTAGAATAAATACAGATATAGCATCAGCATTCTGACTCTTCATTGCTTTCCAAAATGCAGAAATCAACTGTATTGCATTTTGATCTAATGTTTTAAAATCAACATTATTAGTAAGAGATGTTTTTGTAAGTCTTGTATATAAGTTCTCATATGTAGGATCACCCTTGGCCATTTCTTTCAGTCTAGAAAGCATGTCATTAGGATTCAAAGAGTTATAAAGTTTATTTTTTAGTTTAATAAACACTTCATCACCAGGCATAAGAATAGCACCACCAATAGTAGAACGTTTATTTCTTAAAACTCTTTCTCCTTTTTCATTAACATCTACATATGTCACAGGAAGAGTTCCTAATAACAATTTAACAGCACCATTAGCTTTTCTGAATGAATCAATCTTTCTAGCATCTATATAATCTGATCTACCAGAATTATCTTCATCCCCTAATATAAGTTCATCATTCTCATCAAACTCTATATTAAACGTCTTAAGCTTTTCTTTATGTTCTTGAATAATACTATCCCAATTTTCATATACATTGTTGTATAATGCTTCAATATCATTATATTGTCTTATTGAATCTTCTATAGAAGTTTGACCACTAGCAACATTATCTTCTATAAGATCTGCTTGGTGACCAATAACATCTAAGATTCTAACTTGTAACATTTCATATAGTTCTTTCTGTCTAGGTTTAACTATATCAAATAAGCTTTGTTTTCTATCAACAAGATCTTTAATTGTAATGAATGTCATCTCTTCTACAATCTCGTGTAATTGTGTAGCAGGAATTCCTTTCACTCTAAGATCAGAACTAGCATCAGCTGTAGCATTCTCTATATCAATTACACCACTATTAGCATATGCTAATTGTGAAACATAAGGATTGTATGTAGCATAATATCCATTACCAATCTTATTGAATAACTCTTTCGTATTACGTTGAGCATTAGCTCCTGTAAACAAAGACTTAATAAAATCAATTAATTGAGAAAACAATCTACCTATCAAACTTTTTGAAGCTATTGGTTGTCCTAATTTATCTTTAAGAACAGCATCTCTAAACTCTTCAGCAAGTTCTTCTTTGATTTGATGAGCTACAGCATCTTTGTAAGCAACAGTCTTGCCTGTTTCTCTATCTACAAATGTTCCTGGTCTACTTATAAACTCTTTAAGAATAGCTTCTTTCTCTTGTGGAGATGCAAACATTTTCCATACAGCTTCAAACACCTCGTGATACACAGTACCCACCTCAGCATTTTCATATATATAGATAGCACCTTTATGAAGCATACCCCAAGCTTGTCTACCATTAGTAGCTTGAATAATATTCTTCACTCTGTATATAGGAATATTAGGAAGCATTCTTTTAATACCTTCTTCTAATTTAGCCCAGTCTTCACCTTGAAATTTCTTAGCTTGATTAGCTAAAGCTACACGCATAGATGAATCATCAGGAGTTACACCTCTTTGTCTGTTAGCAAACTTACTTGTTCCAGCAGGTTTTGGTGTAGTAGAAACAGGTTCTTCATTTTGTATCCAAGTAAATTTATTATCTTCAAAATTTCCTGAAACTTTTTCTCCATTGTCTAATACAATAGAATATAGTCCTTTTTTAATTTTGTTTTCTTTTACACTTACTATTTTACCAGTGATTGTTCCTTTATTAAAAGGAGCAACAGCTGTAATCTCTTTACCTATATTATCATTATCAGTAACTTCTTCTTCTTCTTCTACAACTTCAGGAGTATTTGGTGTAAATGGTGTATTGATAGCAGGAGCAACTGGAATTTTCATTCCTTCTAATTGTGTAAGCACTTTACCATAGATATTGTTACCAATCATCTGTTGTGCTTCTGATTGTGTAATGCCTTTAGCATCCATTACATTTTTTAATACTTCTGAATCATATGCAGGAAATTGAATATTAAATCCTTCTCCAGTTTCATTAAACTTATTACCATCTAATGTAAATATAATTTTACCATAAGTTCCTATCTGTATAGTGTTTTCTGCTATACCATCTAATACAAATGTAGTTTGTGGAGCATCAGCTGTAGGTATCTTAGACTTAGTTTGGAATGCATCCAATTGTGGTCTTAGTTTATTTAATATTGCAAAATAGATTAGGTCTCTAGCTTCAGATTCAGTTTTATTTTTAACAGCCATTACTGCTGCCACTGTATCTGCTTCAAATGTAATACCAAATCCTTCTTCCTCTTTACTATCTATAAACTTTTGTGCATTAATTGTAAAAGGAACATTACCATATTTACCTAATACATGAACATTAGGTCCACCAGTTAAATCATATTCTTTTGCAACAGCAGCTGGAGCTACAGGAGTTACAGGAGCTGAAGGAATAGTTTTATCTAGTATAGCAATTTGTTCATCAATATATTTGTTTAATAAATACTTACTTACAACATTAAACACTTTAACTTCATCACCTTCTACTGTTGCAAGACTTTCTTTTAAATCTTCTTCCAACTGTACTGGTTCTATTGTTTCTTGCCAATCCATATAATCAGCTTCATTAACTACAGCAAATACTCCATCCATCATTGATGTAATATCTTCTTCAGTGTTAATGGCTGTTTTAATTTTTTCCAATGATGCTTTCTTAACTTTAGGGTCAAGTTTAGCAGATGGTTTAGGTGCAGCTGTAGCTACAACTGGAGGAGTAGGAATAGTATAACTATCTTGAGTTGAATCCAATGTAAAATAGATCCCTTTCTTATTAGGAATATCAGGATCAGTTAATGGTCTGATTTGTGTAACTAAAGGAATCTCATCATTAGTTCTTCCTTCAGATGATAATAAAAATGATTGATAGTTATCCCATTCTTTTTTAATAGGTTTACCATCCTCATCTATGCCTACTATCTCAGTGTATTTCTTTTTGAATGAATCTACATTAACTTTAGTAGCATTCACATTGTTATACATTCCTCTAAGGATAGCTTTGATTTCATTTTCTTTAAGCTCTATTCCAGTTGGTGTAAAGTCAAATCCTTCAGTTTGTAAACCTGACATGTATAATTTAGTAAAAGACTTATTACCTTCTGTCTTAGTCTCAAACCATACATTGTTATATCCAGGATCTTTTCTTTCTCCTGTTTGTGTATTTTTAGCAATACCCCAGTAAATAACAGTTTTTAACCAATTAAATAAGTATTGTGTTTCTTTTGTTTTTGTGGTACCATCTTTTGAAACATTCTTAGTAATCTGACGTAATACATCATAAATAGTATCTACTTCTTTTTCTGTAAGTTGTCTGTTTTTTAATTTAACTAATCCACCAGGAACTTTCAAGAACACTCTACCCTTAGGTGTATCAAATGTCACTTTACCATAGCTAACAGATTCATTAGTTGTAGCAACCATTAATACAGGATCTTCAATCAATGCTCCTTCTTCTAATAGTCCTGTAGCTTCTACAGCCACTCTAGCATCATAATCTCTCACCTCATTATCCTTATCATCTAAACGAGTTACATAATCAGGAATACCAAATGATGCAGATATATCTTGTGGAGTAGAAAGAGATTCTTCTTTTAAACGATCATTTCTCCATTTAGCATATTGTTGTTTTAATGACTCTTGTTCAAAAGTTAATTTCTCATCAGAAGTTTTCTTTCTGAACATAGATTCTCTACTTGATTTACCAGCTGCATCTTTATAATTAGCTTCTAGTTCAGCACTAGGGAACACTTGGAAAATACCATACTTAGTAGGATCAGCTAATTGTTCTGCTGTAAAAGGAGTTCCAGTTTCATCAACTAATGTTATTGTACCATCCTCATTATCCTGTACCATTACAAGAGCAATGATTGTATTAGGATTGACAGGTTTACCATCATTACCAATAGCTCTTCCTTCATCAGTAAGTAAATTCATTAACCCAGGAAGAATTGAATCTTCTGTTTTAGATGTAACTACAACACCACGAATAGCATTTCTATTCTTAAATTTGTGTAGATTAAATCCAAAGCGATTTGCTCTTGCATGGTGTTCTCTAATCTGTTCACCTTTTTTACCTTTAGTAACAGCAACTGTTGAACCAACTAATTCAAGATCATCTTTTTTAGAAGATGCTTCATAATATTCATTACCAAAGAAACTTTGTACAGCATCACTATTAGTTCCTAAGTATTCAGTACGAAGAGCTCTATCATTTTGTAATCTTCTATCTTCAGCTTGTTGTTGCTTATACTTGTCAGCTATATCTTTAAATTTATTAAGGATCACTTCTTTAGCTTCAATCTCTTTTTGCACATCATCTAAAGATCCTTGCATTATAGCTAAGTGTTCAGTGAGATCTTTAAGTCTTTCTTCATTAGGAATCACTTCAGCATCTTCCATCTCAGCAACAATATCATCAATCATCTGTAAATCAGATCGATAGTTAGGTTTAACTTTAAGGAAGTTAGGATTGTCTTTTAAGAAATCAACCCAGTCTTGTCCCATGATTCTAGGAACATTTGGATATTTAGATTCAAATGAAGATATAAGTTTAGATAGATAATCAATGGTTGAGTCTAATGCAGCTTGTACATCTCTTGATAACTTAGATAGAACAGTGATTTGTTTTTGAGTTGTTTCTTGTAAGATTTCAAGATCTAAGATTTCTTCTTGTAACTCATCCATGAAGTCTTTGAAATTGGTTGAATACTCATCTATATTAGCAGCCATGTCTGTAATATAGTTAAGTGTGAATTCAATCTCTTCTGAGTCTAATTGTAAAGCTTCTATTTCTCTTTCTAATTGCTCTTGCATTCTAGAAAGACGCATAGCATTTTCAAGAGCTCTTGTTGTAGCCACTTTAAATCTAACAGCCTTTGTACGTTTATCAAGTTGAGCTTCTTCTATTTCTTTTTCTAGGAGAGCATATTCTTCTTTAGCTTTAGTAAGTTCTTTTTGTTTTTGATCAATGTTCTTAGTAATCTTATCTTGTCTACTAGCTAAATCATCAAACAAATCATTTAATATAGCAAGACGTGCTTCACGTTTAGCATCTATACGTGAATCTTTCTGAGCAACATATTCTTCTAATGCTTTTTGTTGTACAACAGTTAACTCACCTACGCTTTTAATCATAGGTTCTTTATATCCTTTCTTTGTTACAAACTGATCTCCTGTAACTTCAATTTCTTTACGATCTCCTTTTTTGTTTTTATAAACAAAAAGCATAACATCATTCTCAGGATCATATTCAATTCTACCTTTTTGTTTACCTCCTGTTTTTGCACCAAAGTTAAACTCATAGACAGTGTTCCAATGTTCCATATAGAACTTGGCTTTCTTATTCTTTAATGTAGATTCAACCTTTCCAAGATTGTATTTCTCTAATGTAGATTCTTTGATATCATGTATCTTACCATCTGAGTCTTGCACCTTGATAGTACCATCTTCATTTCTACCTAATACAATTAATCTAGGAGCACGATATACATCTTTACCCTCTTTGCTTTTACCTGTAACTTTTCCTAAGAAATATTCAGTACCTATCTCAATATCTCTAGGTCCTCTTTTAGTTTTGATAGAGATTGTTCCTTTAGGTCCTTCTACAGTTTCTTCAAATTCTCTTCTCTCTTCATTATAAGCTTGTGGGTTAGCAATAATATCATTGTAGTTTTTAAGATATTCTTTTCTTCTTAATGATAGTTCTACAACATCTTTTAAATCTTGTTTAACTTCTTCTGTATTTATTTCAGGATTTATATCAAGCTCAGCTAGTTTATCATTAAGTGCTGTAGATTCTGGATTAGTTAATTCTTCATTAACAATAGATTGTACATCAATACCTTGTCCAATAGGAAGCATAGATACTTGAGGAATACGCAAATCATAATCTGCCACTTTACTAGCAGCATAAATCATTTGTTCTATAGATGCATCAGAATACTTTCTTATCTGTTCTCCTTTTTCATTCAATACAGGTATGCCATCTTTATTTTTTAATATCTCTCCAGAATATCTTAGATTAGTAGACTTGTATATTTGTTCTGTGTTTTTAGCTGTAGTTTCAAAGTTTGTAAGTCTAGCATTAAATGTAACAGTAGTATCATTCTCATTAGCAATTCCTAATTGCTTAAGAGATGTAAGTCCTTCAGGTGACAAAGAACTTTGTCTCATATCAGAAATATCATCCATAACCATATCCATTCTACCATATTTGATACGTGGAGATAGATAGTTATGCATCATATCAGCATTGAGATCTTTTGCTTCTAATTTATCACCTTGCTTGATTGCATCTTCTTGTTCTTCTTGAAGCTTGACACCTCTATTAACAGCATCCATTTTATATTGGAATGCTTCTTTATATGTAGGTGCATTATTAAGTTGTTCTAAAAATTTAGTAGTGTTTGTTTTAACAGCTTTACCCATTAGGTAGTTACCTTTAGCTTGCATGAGTCCACCAGTAAGACCACCAATAAGACCTCCTTCAATTCCTTCTTTTGAATTTAATGCTCCCACTCCTTTACCAAATTCATCTTCACCAAAAAATCCATAAAGTACACCATCAACTAATGCATTAGCATCTTTTCCTTGATATGCTTTATTGTAATAGTTTTGTGTTCCTACTTGTACAGCATACTGACTAATCTCTTGAACCATCTCTTTAGGATCAAACACATACTTACCTGCTCCTTTAACTGTATTGTATAACTTACCAAATTTAGTTTTAGCTGCTTCTTCAGCAACATATTTACCATCTCTTAATACAACATTGTCAACCATTCCAGCTAAGCTATTCGCAGCTTGTCTTTCAGCAGCATATGTACTTCCCATTAATTTAGGAAGCTGTACATATTCTGTAGCACTTAACAATGCCATGTTAGCAAGAAATGAAGTTTTACCTACCTTCTCTGTTTGAGCATCTATCTTTTTTAACTCTTCTTTATCTGGTGCTACACCAAAATTGTTTCTTTTATATTGATCAATTAATTGATTTCTAAATTCATTAGATGTTTGTAATCCTTCAAATGCAGATTCTCCAGCTTGAGAATAAGCAGCTATTCCTACTTTTTTACCTACATCATTAATTGCAGCAAATTTATTGTTTAGTTTTGCTAACTCAGCAAGCTTAGATGTTCTTTCTGCAACATCAGCTATAGAAGTTATTTCTTTTTCTAATATAGCAGCAGCTTCAGCATTCTTACCAACAGAGAAAGCTCTTGCTGTGTTTCTTAATAATGGAGCAAATGCTTTAAATGATTGACCAGATTCTATAGCTAGAGCTCTAGATGCAGCAGCTTCACCAATAGCACTACCTGCTAATCCAAGTGCTTTACTAGCCATGTTACCAGATATAACAGCACCTACAGCAAATCCACTATTCTTAATCACTTTATCAAATAAGAAGTTTGCTGTAAACCAGTTGTCTGGAGAATACCAATCAGCATTCTTTTCAGTATCTGCATAATAGTTAGGTAGGTATTCTTGATCCACTTTATTGTTCCACTCATCAATTTTTTGCATAACAGGGTTATCCCATATATCTGCAAGTCTTCCTGTGAATATAGACGATACAGCTCCACCCACTGTAGCAAATCCTCCAACCACTGTTGTTGCTGCAAGATTGGTTCCTTTAAGAATACCATTTACAGCTTTTGATAATGTTGATTGTTGTTGTCCCCAAGCATCTTCATTGTTAGCTCCATAAATAACAGTATCATATCTACCAGTTAAATCTCCTGCAACATCAGATAGATAAGTTTTACCTGGTCTGATTTCATTTGGATCTATCTGACCAATAAGCATACGACCTCTATCTTCTTGAGATAGTGGTTTTCCTGTTCTTAACCCAGGAAATCCTGTAGTTAAAGGAGTGGTAGTTATAGAACCAACATTAGGTGTAATAGGACCTCTTACATAAGGTTGTCCATATAGATTTGGATTTGTAGGATCTGGCATAATCTATTATTTTTTTTGTGATTGGTTTAGATAATTTAAATACATATTATTTAATTCTGCAGGAGTTGTTGTTTTGTATACATTATCTATAATATCTTCTCTAGGATAAATTAAACTACCATATATAGTGGTGTATCCTTTAAATCCTGGAGGTCTAACATAATTAACAAGTCTATATCCTCCACCTGATTTTATAACATTTGCACGATAACTCCAACCTGCTTGAGTTACTGCTGGATTTACTTCTGTACCTTTATAATAAGCTGTACGCCAAGCATTAGGTGAACCAGGCATGTTTACAGAATCTGTAGACTTTGTTTTCTCATTCATATTAAGTGCATCTTGAATAGGAGTTTCTATATAATTTGTAAACTTGGCATCTGTAAAAGTTGTTAAATCTTTACGATTTATATTAGTTATAGTGTATACAGGTCCATCCTTACTAGTAACTTTTATTTCACCTGTCCAATCTTCTCTAGAGTTTGTAGGTTTCTTACCATTCCAAGATATATTTGTTGCATCACCTAAAGCTTTTAATAATACATCTCTATTTGTTCCTTCTCCATAATTTCTTTCTCCACTATTTACATATGTAGCAACTTTAGCTATACTAGTACTTTTATCATCAGAATCAACAAATGGTAAAGATCCTGTAACAACATCTGATACACCAACCACTTTAGCTAGCTTTTCGTTAAATAGTTTTTCAGATTTATCTAATGCATTATAATATTGTGACTGTTTACCTTTATAAGAATCAGCTTCTTTATAAATTTGATTTCTCATTTCAGGAGACATTGCATACCACTGAGAAAGAAATTTATTTTGATTATCAGTTAAACTTTTACTTTGTATACTTTTATCTCTAGCACCTTCACCATATCCAAGAGCTAATTGTCTTATCATTCCACTTCTTTCCATATTTAACATATCTTCAGGAGTGATTGTAAATTGGTTACCTTCAACATTAAACTTCATTGTAGGATGACCAGCTAACACTTCATCTAACTCTTTAACAACACCAGCTTCTTCTTTAGCAGATTTTCTAGCTTGATTAACTAAACGTATTTTATTATTTAAAGTGGTAGAAGTATTAAGATAAACATCAAGGTCATCATTTATAGTAGGTGGAGGAAGTAATCCATTCTCATCATAGTTGTTTTTAATATTAGATGCCCATCTATCTAAATATGCTTCAGGAGTTATACCTTTCTCTTTTGCAAATTTTTTCACTATGTTTCTAATCTCATTATCTGATATGTCAGGTTTGTCTTTATATGTTCTCCAAAAATCAGCATAGATTGAAAATGCTTGTGTACTTTTATCTGTAGTTAACTTGCTTATGTCTGTTTGAACAATATTATAAGCATCCACTTTTTTTCCAGAAGTACCCCCTGTAAACAAAGGGTTATTTGCATCATACGTTACTGGTTTACCTTTTTTACCTGGTTCAGGTTTTTTATTATAATGTCCTGTAACAGGATCTAATTCAAACTCTCCATCAAACTTCAACCAAGCTAATTGATTTGCAGATCTAGAAATAGCTAAGTTTGCATTTTCAAGAGCTATTTTATTTCTCTCTTGTTCTATTTTAAATGCTTTATCATCTCTGTAGTTTTGCTGTTGCAATCCTTCATTAACACCTGTAGTGTGAGACTCCTTATTTTTAACAAACTGATCCATCAATCGTTGTTTAAACTCTTGAGCGTAATAGTTTTCTTTAAATGATTCTGGATTATCTTCTGCTTGTTTAGCTAATGACATGAATGTAGCATCATTTTTTAATAATGCTGATTCTATATCCTGACTTGCTTTAGTGTATAATTCTTTTTCTTCTTTAGATATGTTTGTACTATTCAACATAGCTGATATTTCTAATGACTGTTCTTGCAATCTAGATTTATCTCTATCATAACTAGCTTTCAAAGGTTCTAATAATGTTGTAGCTTCTACACCTCTGTATGTAGCCCAACCATCAATCCCTAATTGTCGCTTTACACTTCCTTCATTCATTACATTACCTATGGCAGCCATCACTGCTGGTTTGTTTGTAACAAGTGTATCTATAGTTTTTGCATCAGCATATTGATAATGACCATCTGGACCAACTAATGGTTTATTTGTTGTGGGATCCATAACAAATAATTGCTCTGCAGTGAAAGAAGTTTCTCCTGAATTTGTAAGAGCTTCTTGTACCTTTTTAATAATATTTACATGAGGAACATAATCAGCATTGAAAGAAGCTTTTAAATCTTTATTGTTAACATACTCTGAAGCAAACTTATCATAATAGTCATCATTGTTTTTATCAGTTAATCCTTTCTTTTCTAACTCAGCTTTCTTCTTATAGCCTGCTCTAAGTCTAGCTGTAGAACTAACAGCATTGATAACATCTTCATCTTTAGTTATCTGTTTAGTCATTCCATTAACAGAATTAACCAATGAGAAATCTGAGAAATCTCCAGCAGCTACAAATGTTAAGTTATTACCTAAAGCATCAAGTTTAGATTGTAGATATTTTTGTTGAACAGGATTAGCAATATCTAATCCTGCAACATTATCAATGTTCTTTTGAATTTTTTCTACCCCCTCTTCGTATTTTTGTTGTTTGTACACACCCACCTTAAGCATTGCATCTATAGGTTGCTGCTCTACGTAAGGATTAAAGGTTGGGATTTTGTCTGTATATGAAGCCATAGCGAGTTAATTAAGCAAATATAATATGAATTATTAGATTATACAATAGGTATAATAAGTTTTGTTAATTCTTTATAATTAAATTAGTTATAAATTTTTGTATGCTCTTACTACAGAGCTGTTTTTGTAATTCTTTTTGATGGGTCCTCCATTCTTTCTACCATCACCAATACCAGGAGTTTTACCCACTGCTTCTAGTTCATCCATTTCATCTTTTAAATCTTTGTCTTTAATTCTTCTATAGCTATTTACATTACCATATTTATCATAGCTTGTAGGTTCATATCCTTCAGGAGCATCATCACCACCTTTACCTCCACCTGCTTCTGTATCAAAGAATTGTAAACCATTCCAGTTCTGAGCTCTACCACTCTTACCAAATCTATAATTATACATGTTTTCATATACACCTAATGTTCTATTCTCAAGTTTGTTCTTAGCATATTTATCAGCAATAGAATTAAGAGCAGCTTGTGTTGTAGCTTTAGTGTTAGATAGAGCTTGAGATTGTTTAGCCCATTGATCAGCAAAGATTCCTAAGTTTATTTTCTTAGCTTCGTTCATTGTATTAACGTTACCAGTGTAAACTTGATTCTTTAATCCTTGATTAGCTATAAACTCTTTTTCGTTTATTTCGTTTATTGCATTGTAAGCAGCTGGAGCAACATTAGCCTGCGCAGATGGATTATAACCAATTTGTCTTTCAAGAGCTCTTTGACCAGCTACTACAGCATTACGTTGTGCCTGTAAAGAAATATCATAAGGAACTATTAGTTCTGGTTGATAGCTCTGTGCAGGAACAGGTTCTAATTGGTTAGAAGACATTGCATACATTTCTGGATATAATTGTGCCATGTCTAATGCTTCTTGATCTGTAGGTTTTAAATATTTCAAAGCTTGATTAGCATATCCTGCCCACCAAGGAATTTTACTCTTTTGTTTTTCTGGAGTTGTTTCATTTTTAACAGGTACTGGATACAATTTAGCACTAGTAGTCATTTCTTGTTTAGTTATACCTTTAGGAGTTAAAGCTGGTATAGGTTGTATAGGTTCTAATGAAAAACCATAACTTTTTGTTATATCTCCCATTAACCCATCCCAGTTACTTCTTGGATCTGTATTAGGTATTTTATTTTTTTTACCATAATTGGTAGTGTTATGAGCAGAAGTAATTGCTTTAGCAGAATCTGGAGCTAACCTTGTATATTCTTTTTGAAACTTTTTAACAGCAGGACCACTTTTTTTATCTTTAGCTTCTTCCCATAATTTTTTTAAATAATCGTAATCATCTTTTTTTCTTATAACACCATTTTGTGCTTTAGGAATATCAGCTCCATATTTAGCTTCTCTTGTTTGCATAGCTTCTTTATCTATTTTTACTTTACCCTTTGCAAGATCATCTGCAATAAGTCCATTCTCTTCTGCTGTATCATTAATTGCATTTTGTAAATGTGCTGCGTTAATTTTCTTATCAGCAATATCTTTAAGTTTCATATTAGCTCCTTGTATGTTAGCTTGTAATGCTGACATTTTAAGTTTATCAAATGATGTTAATGGTGTAAATCCATCTAGTTCTTTTGTTGCTTTCTCTATAACTTTATTTTGTTTTGCTTCTGTCTTAGATAGATCAGCTACATAGTTTTTAAACTTTTTACCTTTAGCAGATTTATCTCCTAACAAGTCTATATATTGATTAGGTATTTTTAGATTACCAAATACTACACCAGACTTAGATGGTTCTCCTGTTTCAGGATCTATTTCACCACCTTCTTCTAATTCAACCATAGGTTCTCCTCTTTCAACTTCTACAGGATTACCACCATATGTAACACCAATACCTGTTTCTCCATTAGGAGAATACTCTTCATGACTCTTACCTCTAAACATAACTGTTTCTCCTGTACCAGGCAAATAAGGATTGTGTGACATAGTTTCAGCTCCTCCACCCCAATGTGTTTCTAGTTCTCCACCTAACCCATATGATTTAATTCCTCCACCATTTCTGTATGTTTCCATAGCTCTTTCACTAGGAGGTGTATAAGATTGTAAATGTCCACCAGCTCTAAACTTATGAGCATAATCTGCAAAGTCTTGTGCATTGTGATCCCCAAACATTGTAATCACTTGTGGGTTGTATTCAGGGTTCATATATCCACCATCTTCATAAGAAGGAATATCACCACCATTTCTTACGTATGATGAGTTCTGTGCTTGTAATCCTTGAAAACCAGAATTAAGAGCCATTGTTTGTATATTTCTTTGTGTAGCAGATTGAGCTTTCTTCATTCTCTTAGCATTAGTGTCTAATGCATTACCAGCCATACCACCAACAAATTCTCCTATAGCTCCACCAGCAGGTCCAAATATAGAACCAACTCCTTTACCAATACTTCCTCCTATTTTTCCACCAGCATTTTGACCACCCATTGCTGCTTGTCCAGCTCCTGTAGCTGTACTTCCTATTGCTCCCCAAGGGGTTGATCCATTACTACCAGCTCCAGAAAATCTTTTTCCTCCACCACTCATAGAGTTTTGCCAATTCTGAAATCCATTTTGTGCACGATGAATATCACCACCATGTCTAAAATCTTTTATTTGATTAGGGTTATATAATGGTTCATATCCTCCATCTGAATATATATCATATCCATCACTATATGTATTTTGTATTTCTGTAGGGTTACCACCTATACCACCACCATCTTGTAATCTAATACCATTTCTAGCAAGGACATTTGTTCCTACACCATATATAGGAAAGAACTCTTCTCCTGTATTTTGTATATCTTCGGGTCTTACATATTTTCTTTGTATTTGTTCTGGTCTAGTTTGTGATGCTTTTAATGTAATATCACTTACAGCCTTTTGTTGTTCAGCTGCTTTTCTTGCTTCTTTTTCTTTCTTCAATTCTCCAATACCACTAATAATATCTCCAACTGGTCCTGCATTTTTACCTAGAGCATTTCCTATATTAGACCATGTGTTTTCTTTTGTAGTAGGTCCTCCAGGATCAGAATAACCATTATATTTACCATTTTTATTAGCTACTTCATCATCTGTTAATGATACAGTGTTTCTTTGGTTATAACTGTCTGCATTATAATCTTGAGAGTTATCTATTAATGATTCAGCATCTAAACGTTCCTGTTGCATTTCTTGAGCTGTAGGAAAATAACGCTTTCCATTTTGAGCTCTAGGAATGTCAACACCATATCTACCAAATGCAGCAGCCATACCTTCAGCTCCTCCTCCTCCTTCACCACCAAACATTTTCATCATCCCACCTATATCCATACCACCACCACCTCCTCCATCAGAAGATTTAGCAGCTTGTTCAGCTTGAGCAGCAGCTTGTTTCTGTCTCATCTCATCTGTCATACCTGTTACATCCATGTCTGCTTGATCATACATGGTTTGGAAGTTGATCATTTTAGGATTTGATAGAGTTTCAGTTTTATTTATCATAGCACCTACTTGAGCTTTCTTAAAAGCTTTACCATGTACTTTCATAAATGCTTCCTCTGATGGATACTTCTTGTAGAACTCCTTTTCAGATTTAACACCAGCGATTTTTAAAATTTGTGCTTTCATATTATTCGTATTTGCTCAACCATCCACCTGGTTGTGGTTTGTTATAGTTTGTAAAGTTAGTTAATTGATCTAGTTTAACCAAAGAATTTTCATCTGCTGTATTTATACTTCCTCCTTGTTTCAATCTAGTGAAGTAAATTCTTGGAACTTGATACATGTCATATGAACCTGGGGAATTTGGGTTATACTTAGCTCTAGGTAATTTTTTACCTGATAGTTTTTCTAATTCCTCTATCTTAGAGTTTATGTCTTTTATTACTAATCTAGGAGACATGTTAGTATATCCCATACCATTTAAACCTGTTACACCAGGTTCAACATTTACTTCTACCAATCCTTTCTTTAACATTATTTTTCCTGAGTCAAGTGTAAGAGGATATGAATCTGTACTAAGACTACCTGAACCAATAAAGTTTGTACCCTTAGGAGAAGCTTCGACTGTTTTAAGAGCTCCTATTAATTGTTGTTTAACTTGTCCTTGAGATGTAAGTTTGTTACTATAAGTTTGATTACCAAAAGCATCAGGAATTGCATGACCACTAGCATCATATAGAGGTTGATAAGCATAATCAGTTTTTGCCATACTTATCAATGACTTTGGATAAGATGTAGGTTTTTGATAATCTATTGGTGCAAAGTTCTTAGCATAACTTTGTTCTATTCTTTGTAAAAGACTTTCACGTTTAGGATCTATTGCTCTAAATTGTTTTTCATTTAATGGATGCATCTCCTCAGGCATACCTGGTTGTATAATATTTTGATCATCCACTAATGAAAGATCTTGAGTAGGTATAGGGTTACTTGTTATATCAACCTGAGTCTTTTTTGTAACAGGAACAACATTCTTATAACTATCAAGTAATTCTGATTTAGAAATACCTAATAAGTCTTGTACAACAGCATCATCAAGTTTCAATATCTCTTTATTGATATTAGCCAATGCCTCAGGATCAGCTAATAGTTTATTTTTCTGATATTGTGCTACTTGTTTATATTTACCTAACTCACGAATGGCCGCAATAGTTTCTTGTTCTTTAGGAGTGTATTCTACTTTTGGAACTTTTGGTGTTTTGACTCCTATGTTTTTAGTAAACTCTTTAAGTGTTTCAAAGTCTTTCTTCTTATCAAATAATATTTGTTTCTGAACACTAGATAAATGTTTTTTTGCACTAGGAATAATCTCTTCACCTTTTGGTAAACTTTCAGTTAACTCTCTACCTATTCGTTTTAAATCATCAGCTGTTAAAACATTTGTACCATTTTCCATTTCTTTTACTTCCAAAAATAATTTTGGATTATCTCTTTGGAGTGAGGTTTTCCATTTATTCATTTCTGCAGTAGCAAAATCCTTTCCTCCCATACGAATTAACTTTTGCTCAAAATCCCACATTAAGTCATCAGCTACACTATTAAATTCCTGTGGCTGCGTCAATGAATTAAATTGATTGACATAGTATTTATTATCAGTATTTATTTTTTCAGCAGTGTTAAATAATGACCTTGGATGAGATTTAGAATTTTTTATTTTCTTTATTTCTTTATATTGATTATACACACCTTTGACATCTTGTCCAACATCCTTCATAAAGTTTTTAACTTTAGGAGCAGTTTCACCAACATATGAACTAACTTGATTAGCTTTGTTACCTACATAGCCAGCTCCTTCAGATATCATTTTAGAAGCAGGGCCAGCAATAGGTGCTATCTCTAATGCATCCCATCCAACTTTTTCAGCATTTTCCCATGATGGTCTATCAACCCATTTTGCTACATCAGGTCCAGCATTCATTAAACCATGTGTAGCAAAACCTGCAGTAGCTATATTACCAAGATTTACACCTGTAAGTGTGGTTCCTGTAAAAGGTACAACAGCATCAGCAGCTATATATGGTGCAGCAGCAGTTGCAGCAGAACCAATATAAGGAGCAGCAAGATATCCAAGTGCTCCTAAGTATGCAGCATCATAAGGGTTAGCAGTTTTAGGATTATTAATTACACTCTTTAACAAGTTATCTCTAACTTCACCTTTTTGATATAAGTCTGTTAAAGCAGTAAAAGGAGTAACCATAGATTGTGCAAACTTACTAAGTTTTGAATCAGGCTCTTCTGCTTGTGTTATTGTTCCATGCTCTCTATTATATTGATCATATAATATTTGTTCTTGTTCTTTTTTAGGAAGAGCATTGAATTTTCTTTGTGCATCTCTTTGAGTTTTTGCTTTTTCAGCAGCTATTCTATTTGAGTTTCTTACATCTTTAACACGTGCTTCATCAGCTTTTGCTGCCATTTTACTAGCATTAGCAATATTGTCATTAACAACAGCAGGAGGAGTTTCACGTACATTAACCTTATTCTTCTTTGCTGCAGTATTAGCTTTTAACTGATCTAAAAATGATTTACCATCTTGAGCTATAGGATACTCTGTAACTCTCTTACCATCAAATTTATAGTTACCACCTGGACGCATAAGTTTAACATCTCCTGTGTCTGATATACCAAGTAAAGGTTTTGTTAATGGCTTACCTGTTTCAGGATCTGGTCCCATTGTTATTTGATTACTATTGATTTCTGTTACTTCTCCTGGATGATCCCATTGACCTCTATCACTTACAATTACATCACCATTTTTTGCAGAAGCATCTGTAACATCAGTTTGATTTCTACGTGGTCCTTTACTAGGAGATCCTGTTCTAGCATATGTAAATCCTACAGCTCCTGGAATAGAACCACCCATGGCTGCTTGAGGAACATAATTAACTGGATAAACAGATCCACCCATTTGAAATGAACCACCCCATGCTGGACTATAGTTTCTACCTACATTAGAGAATCCATCTCCCACCATTCCTTCAGGAGCAGAAGCTTGTGAATCATTATAGTTCTCTTGGTGCTCTTGCATTGTTCCACCATCAGCATATGAGTCTAACCAACCACCATTCTTCATGTTGTTGCTATTGTCTCTTCCACACTCATGACATATGTACATATCTTTCTTACTGGAATCAGATTTGTTCCAACTCCATCCACATGTGCATTTTACTTTACTAGCCATTATTTATATGATATTTGAGCTGTTCCAATAATAAATTGTGAGACAAGATGAGTTGTACAATTGTCATCTAATATATGACGTATCTTGAGCTCTTTAGCTCTTAGTGTAGCTTTCTTGAAACTTCTGGATCCATAATCCATATTGCTTTGGTTAATCACCTTATCAATAGATAAGCTTTCACATCCTGTATTAAACAATGGAACTTGAGAACTTTTCTGTAAAGCAAAGAATGTATTATACTGATAGAAGTTATCACTCTTGGTATATAGAATTGTTTTGCTATCTGTATTGAATATTGGATATTGCATGTACGCACGCATATCATTAAGAGGTTTAGCAACAAGATTCAACACTCCTGAACTCTGTTGTCCATTGTATAGAATACTCTTATTAAAATATTTATTGTTTGTTTCTATTCTTGTATTATCATTAAATACACCATCTGATATAGATATATACTCATATGCTTTCGTATAGTCTTTTACATTCTGTAAGATTTCATCTTGATATTTATACGCAAATGGATACTCAATAATATATGGTTCTATGTTTCCATAGAATGTATTATAAAGACTTATGTTAGTCAAATGTCTCCATATACATGCTGTCATAATTTCTAAAAAAGTACTGTTAGCATATTCTTCTGTTGTTATAGGAGCAAGACTTATTGTCTTTTCTATCTTACAACTTCCTGTAGACTTTATTACAAGAATTGTTACATTATTATTTACAATGTAACTAATGCCAGCAATAAGAGTTTTTTTAAGAACATCTTCTGCTATTATATTACCAAATTGATCAGAGATGGTGAATGGCCCTGCTTTAGGGCCAGCCTTTGTTAATTTTATGGTTATAGTTTTTGACATATTAGCATCCTCCTATATTAGTTAATGTTACACTTGGTGGAACTGATGTACAACATGATGCACAAAATGTTACTTCTGAATATCCTCCTCCTACAATTCCAACTTCTGTAATTGTAGGAACACCTGCACAATTTACATAATTAATTGTAGATATACCAGCTGCAGTTTTTGATGCTTTATACAATGTACAAGGAAGTGTTGTAGTGGTTGTAGTGGTTGGTGTAAAACATGCCACTATATCAGTGATCACTCCTGATACAATGTGATACACCTCTCTTGTTGTATTTGCACTTTCATCTGTAAAATACCAACCATCAGGCACTACACTACAATCTGTTGTACCATTGTTTGCATACACTGTTTCCAACAATATAAGACTTGCAGCTCTTCCAATAACTGATGTATATGTAAAGCCTGCATTTGTTGTTACATATGTAATTGCATTACAAGCATCTATTTGACTTCCTGTTGAAACAACAGTTGATGGTGGAGATATTATATTATATCCTGTAATCAATGTAAATGAATTTAATCCAGTAGGTCTTGTGCAAACTGGGGGAACTGTAATTACACCTGTTCCAACTAATGTACAATCTGTTACTCTTCCTATTCCAACTAATGTACAATTTGTATTAGCTGTAGTGGTAGTACTTGTTGTTGGAGGAGCTGGTGTACTAGTGGTGGTTGTTGTTGGAGGAGTAGGAACTATCTCTCCTGCAATTAAATCAAAATCATCACAACATCCATTAATCCCTGAATAGAAGAAATTGTTTTCTGCTATATAGAAATTAGGAATGTAGCTATGAAAGCTCACCCAAGTTTTTGTGTTTACATTGAATGATAGAGTCCAAGACTTATTACAGAAATATTCTGGATCTGTTAAATACACTTGTGTTTTAAATACAACCTCATTTATTGTTTCTTCAATGTAGAACTCTCTAGTTGCAGAATCATATTGAATATTATTATCTAAAGGAATGTAATCAAGTTTTGATATAATAACTCTATCAAACTTACTATCATAGAAACCATGTAAACCAATACCTGTAAAATTATTATCTGTATTAACTCCAGGTATAGTTATTAATTGTCCATCAACTAAAATTTGTTTTGATGGAAAATATCTAAGAATTTCAAATGCTAAATGGTCTGTAAAGAATCTATTCATTCCAGAACCAAATGCTGATAAATCTTCCACTTGTGTTCCTTGTATAAGAAACACTTGACCTCTCTTAGCATCAACAGTAATTTGTCCTTGTGGTATTTTTAATAACATTTTATTCTGACTTCCTACATATCCAAGATCTGTTTCAGCAAAGTCTATTGGAGGAGCTCCTCTAAACAATGTTGGATTACCTACATACGCAGCTTGTGGATTACTTGTATCAATAGTTAAGAGATTGTTATACATCAATGTCTTATTCTCAAATCTAGCTAGTACAGCTTTATTCTGTATACCATCTAATGATGTTAAGTTTCCAAAGTTTTGAGGGAAATCAAAATATGAAAGTGCTCTATATGTTAACCAACTATTCACTCTATTATCAGCATCTATATTTTGTGAATCAGAATAGATTGCTCTAAATGGATAATATGTAAAACATAATTGACTAGTCCAATCTGGAGGAAGGTGTGTAAATGTATTTTCTTTATTCTGTTTAGAGAATGTTACATTATATGTATATGTATTATCATTAGCTATAGATACATAACTTTCTTGTACCCAATCATCAGGAATACCTGTAGATACATGTGGCCAGAAATCTCCTTCTCTATTATTGAATGCTTGTCTAAGATCTGTATTGTAAGAACTCTCACAATAGAAATTAGGAATACCATATGCAAATAAATAGAAGTATCCATCATAGTATGTTCTATTAGGATTAGTATCTGGAGGAGCAGGAAGTTGACTATTAGGGCAATCAAAATTATGTGCTTTATATGATATGATGTTTGTTAATGTAGCTGCTCCTCCTACAGTTAATGAATAATCTTCCAATATAGATCTAGCAGAATGCCAATACACTGGATAAGCTATGTTACCTATTTCATCATAGAATATATCGCTATCATCAGGAGCACCCACTCTATTATCTATAAAGAAAGGAAGTTTAGTCTTGAATGTAAATCTAGAAATAAATGTATCTCCACCAAAAACTACTGATGTTCCTGATGAATAAATGTTTCTTTGGAATCCTGTATCAATTGTTTCATAAGAATATATTTGTCCCCATTGATTTACAAATTGATTTTTTAATGATGCATAATATGAAACTGCACGTAAGTCTTGTTCTTTCTCTGGAGAAGAACATGCAGATGTATCTCCAATAGTAAATCTAGAATAATCTGTAACTTTAGGACTTCCTGCAACAATCATATTAGGACTATTACTTGGAAATGGTAATACTGGTTTAGTTAGATCAGTTCTTAAATAAACTGATGATTCTCTTCTATAGTTATTAACAGGAAATGTATCTCCTACAGATTCAACTCCAGGAATTAAATATCTTTTTATACCTAAGTTTCTTTGTTTAACTCCTTGACCATTAGGTATAGATTCTGAATAGTTATAATCAGCTATAGTGTTAAATGATTGAGCATAGTTTCTTCTTGTAATACCATTTACATATATTGTTAAATATGCTTGGTATGCAGTGAACATTGCTGTAGCATTAAATGGATTAGTTATATTACCTATTGTTGAAGAACTAGCTAATGCATCTTGTTGAGCTTCCTTTGTAAGAAGTTTATATTTAGCATTATTCTTCACTTGAGTAAAATGTCCTTTTCCTCCACCAAACATTACATTCTCTAATTTAAGAACGTTTCCTAAAAATGGTTGTCCAAAAGAAGTTTCTGGAGAATTAAATATTTGTCTATGAGCATTAGTTTCTTCTAATGGTGGTTGTGGTGTAGGATCTTTACATTGATCTGCTGCAATCACTTCACCTATTTTGCGAATTTCTATACCACAGTGATTGCAATACTCTACACAAAAAACATTAGGTGGTGAACCTGGTTCTGAAGCTTTTACATTAATAGTGTAACTAGAATTTGTTGGCCATCCTTCTACCCATTCTGTTTGTGTTTGTCCAAATTGATCAGTCCATTGAGCTCTCCATCCAGCACATGCTTGAATAAATGTACCACCAGAAGCAATTGTCCAAATTTCATAATTACCATAAGCAGAGGTAGCTTTACCTGATATAACTAATGGTTTTGATATAGCACAAATATTATGAGGCCCTAGTGTTTTTAATTCTTGTGTTGTTAATTTATCAGTGTTGCAACTAGTGTATTCTATTTTAACAACACCATTGCTATCTAATTCTGTAACATTTATAACAAATGGTTCACATATTTGTTTCCAAGCATTGTTTGTTTTATTTATAAATGGATCTTTATTAAGATCATTATATGGGTAATTTGGAAAGTAATAGTTTTGACCTTCTCTTTCATAGGTTCCTACATTTCTAAGTATTCCTTTAGCTACAATAGATTTGTTTGTTCCTCTGTCTCCTCTTACTATTTTGTATCCAACAATATCATCTCTTTGTTCAACAGTTAATGGAGAAGAAGAAATAAGACTTCTAATCTGGTCACTATCCACTCTAACACCAATAGGAAATACAGCATCATTACCCATTACTAATGAGCTAGCTGTTGTAAACAATCTTGATTCAAATGCTGGACTAACAAGAATATCTGGGAACTTATGATGTCTAATTGGTTGTCCAGCTAGATCACCCCATACATCTGCATTACAAGGATATTCTTCTGTAGATTCCCAATAGGCAAATTGACCATATTGATATGGTGTAGCATTTCCAATAGGATCTCCCACTGCTGATCCTATTACAGAAGCTGTGTTATATATTTTCCAATAAGGACTATAGTTTGTTCCTGGTTCTGGTTCTCCAATAAAATCTGGATCAGTGTCAAGAATATTAGGACTTGTATTTTCAACAAAACCTTTTACTCTTCCAGGAATATGGAAACCATCTGTTTGTTTTCCATTCTTCAATAAGAATACAATTTCAAATGCATACACTTCATCACGTAGATACCCACGTAAGTTTGTAGCATTTATTTCATCAGCATAGTTTTCAGTGGCAGGGATTCTATATGTTTCCCATAATAGAGTTATATTAGAAGCAATATATTGATAGTTAATTCTATTTATGGATGTAAGGTTATCCCATACAAGTATATCTTGTACAGATGTAACATCTTGGGCTATATCATAATAAGGAAACTTTTCAAATATATCATTGATAGTTAACTGTATCTGAGTTTTGTTTTGACCTGTGTAAGTAATTTGGTCATTATCTTGTTCAATAAAATATGTTCCTACTAATTCTACAGAGGTTATTCCATTAACTGTTTTAATCACAGCTAAGTTAAAATATTGATATTGACCTGTAACATCTAGTTCTGTTACATTAATAACAATAGATTTTCCTACAGTGTAATTAAAATTAACTGTGGTTATAGCTACGTCTGCAATAGGTGTAGGATTGGTAACAGAATAATAAGAGGTGTATGGATTACCTAATGCATCAGAATACTGAGCAGCAAACTGATATGTACCAGCAACAAGTTCTCCTCCTGTAGTAATATCTGTTACATTGATTTGAGGAATACTAAAGTTTGGTTGTAACTTAAGTTGATTACAATCTAATTCATCAGTGTATATAGGATCACAAAGAGTGCTACCTACTTGTAATAGTTTTGGTACATTATTAAGATCTAAATATCTTCTTGGATTAACACCATCTGTCCAATATATCTCTATAGTACAATTTGTAATCCTATGTACCGTTTTATGTATAGGATGATTGATGTTGAAGTTAAGACAAGGTGCTTCTACTAGTGTACGATAGATACAATCATTATTATCCATATATCCAATCTGACTATTGTTTATATCAGGATTAGTTATATAGAATATATGTTTGTTTTTTTCATTAATAAAATGTGTACCAATTAATATATACCCTTGAGGAAATGTAACACATAACTCATTACCTTGTTCATTTTGGTAATTAACAGAACTTGAATCAAAGTTTTCTAAAGCAGCATTTAATGCATAGGTTAGTGTACCAGGTTTAATCTGGTTCACAGTTTGATCCATATTCAATCCAATGTTTGCACTATTGAATTCTTGTTTAATATTTCCAGATTGTTTATCCTCTTGATCAGCCATAGTGCTTAGTTATTACGTCTTCTTCCAGCTCTATTAGTTCTGTTAGGAAGTTCATACATATTAAATCTCTTAAGGTCATTTACGATCCTTCTTTGTTTTTCCCAAGGAGTTTGTTTCTTCATTTCAATTTCAGCCATAATGTAAGCTTCTTCATAAGCTTGTTTATGATAAAGCATCTTTTGTTGTAACTGATTGAAAGTTTCATCATTAGTTTGGTTAGTAAGCATTTCAAACACTTTAAACTTAATGAATGCTTCTACATACTCTCTAATACGATAGTTGTCAGGAATCAATTGATTTCCTATTTCATCATACTCTGTAGCATAGAATATTAAATGTACAACACCATTTCTGAAATTAGTTACAAACTTGTTATCTCGTATATCAAATGAATCATAACTAGCAGAGCCAGGAGTGAATTGATGAATAGGAGGAGCTTCTTGATACATCTCCCAATTGTTTGTATACTCCACTCCACAGTTTTGTCTTACAGAGATGTTTCCAGGCTTAAGTAAGTAGTCATGAGTAAATCCTCTAGCTACGCTATTGTTTGTCTTATATACAGCTTGTACAAGCACAGGCATACATGTACCATCACATTGTGAGTTTTGACATCCAGGATTGTTACAAGGAGTTCCTCCAATAGTTAATGGAGCCACTTGTATAGTGGTAGCACTAGCTGCTTGTGAATAAAATGAATTAGCTGATTGATATGGATATCCAGCAACTTCTGTTGTCATCCATGCTTCTCTAACAGCATAAAAGTTATCAGGAAGTCTAGCTTGGAAGTCTTCTATAAACAAAACTTCATCAGTAATTACATATGTAGTTCTTCCTAACTTCTTTAGAGCTTTGTCTAAATAGGTAGGAAATAAAAGATCATCTACTGCACCTGTATCAAAGTAAGATTTTAATTCTTCTTTTACAGTTGAGTAGACAGGTTCTGGGCTAACAAAAGCATATTTATAATAGTAACTCATAATTTATTTTTTCCATTCGATGTATAAATGTTGATACTTATCGTTGGTCTTTAAGTAATGTGATAGGAGTCTTGATGTAAGTCTAGAAGGTTTGAAATACCAGAAGTCAGAATTTTTAAAACGTGCTGTGGGTTTAAACCACATCCAACCAAAAAAGTATCCTTCTGTGTGATAGTTGAAATTATAAATTACCTTTCCTTTCTCTCTAGTCTTTTGCCAGTCTATAGGAAGATTAACAAACTCTTTACCATCTACATTGTTTTTTAGTTTTCTTCTTTTCTTTTTGTTGATTGAGAACTCTCCAAAACCATAAGGAAGTTTTGCTTTATATCCTGTCTCTAAAATATATTCTTTGAAAGATTCATTGAAGGTGTATAATATATTCCTCCACTCATCAAATGTTAATTTTATAGATGGATGTTTTTTGCAAAACTGATTATAGTTGTCTTTGCTAGAGCTTCTCCAATCAACCTTTGTTCTCATTAATTAGTTGGTTTTGAGTTTGGTGCTTGTCCATCTATTCCTTCTTGACTTACATCTGTCTTAATATTAAAATAAGTAGATAATAGTTTCTTTGATGTTAGCTCAAGGACTTGTTGTTCTAAATATCCAGGAAGAGGAAACTCTTTGTCTAAAGGATTTATACAAATTTGTTCATCTGTATATTCTGGTGAACCACATCCACATTCAGGATACATAATATCATTGTGTACATCTTCTTCAAAGAATGCAACAAATCTAATTGCTTTAAGCAAAGGATTGTTTACATATAAATAATCATTAGATATCCAATAGTATTCTTCTTTCTTGATTACAGGAAGTTTTAGTAAGTTTAAATATCTATTAATAGTTATTTCTTTTAACTTCTTTCCTTTACCACTCATAGCGTTAATAGAATAAACTCCTTGTATTACATATTGGTAATTACCTTCTGATATACGTGGAAGTTTAAATCTAGTTCTAGCAATGCTGCATTCATCTACATAGTTACAACATTCAGAAATAGATACTTCTATCATCTCTAAACAAGGGATGGTAGTAAATAATGTATCAGTTGCCCAAAGCTTTCTTAGATTGGTTTCTCTCTTAATTAATAATAGAGAGTTATTTCTTATCTCAGATGCAATTGCACGATCTGTTATAAGTGAATCAGTAGAAAGTATCTTGTGGACACTTCTAACATCACTGACTAATTTTCTTAATGTTGCCATGTTATTTATATTCTATGTTCAAATTCGCAGATCTTTCCAAGTTTATCATCATAAACTAAAGCAAGAGCTGCACGTACTGAATGTACGAAATTATTATCATAATGCCATCTATCAGTTCCTGAAAGACTAGGCATTTGTTGTATTCTTACACCCTTCACTTCTTTAGCCATGTAGTGATGTTTATCTCCTGTATGTATTTCTCTGTATTTTGCATTACCAAAGAAATGACTATATTGAGGATGTGTTGCAAATAATAAAGGAAGATCATCTAATTTACAATTACCATGATGCCAGCCAATAAATGTATTACCTAATACCTTTGCTTTAATTACACTATGCTCTCTGATAAAATCTACATCTGGAGCATCACTGAAATATACATCTAATGCATGTGCTAAATAAAAAGATTTAGTCCTATCATGATTACCCTGTACAAGAACAACAGTAACTTCTTTAGCATATTGTCTTAACATATTGATTGTATCTACAAGAACAGTAAATCCTAGTTCATACTCAGCATGATATTCCATTATGGTATCTTGTGGTGTGCCTTGTGTAGTTTGGTTTTGGTAGTTATCTGTATGAAAAAAATCATTAGATATAGGTAGAATGACAGTGTCTATATTGTAATTAACCCATACTTTTTTAATCAAAGACTGAGCCACATTATAATATCTCAAAGCTCTTGCTTCAGGACTATTATCACCATCTACAGTTCTTTTAGCTAAATGAAAATCAGATAGAGATATTTCTACATCTACATGGTCTTTATCACCATTGACTTCTTCTTTAGTTATTGATATATTATTTGGTGTGTAGTTTTCTAAAAACTTAGCAAAGTCTTCTGGAGAGTAATCTTTTGGTTGTTTTCTTTTTGAAAACACTGAGGAAGTAAAACTTCCACTTGGTAACATCTTAGACCAATAGTTGGTAATGACGTATTTATCTAGGTTTATCTTATGTAGCTTAGCTAACTCAAGATCATCTTTAGGTTCAAATGCACTAATGATTGTGCTTTCTATTGTTCCTTTTTCAACATTCACTTTTCTAATTTCTCCTGTAGAATTATTAAGTTCTATTGGAGAGTTATTATCTTTCTCTCTGAGCTCTTTAAGAAGCTCATTCACTTCGTATTCACTTATTCCTAACTTCTCTGCATAGAACTTTTTACTTCTTCTTTGCGTCAATAACTCTTCTAATCTGTATAATAAACTTTGATTTTCGGACATATTTATTCATATTAGTTAAAAAATATTGTAAAGATAAAGAATAGTTTTTATATATTCCAAATAATTTTAGTTAGAGATATAATTAATTATAACTAAATTAGTTATAAAATAAAACTCCCCAGACAAATGCCTAGGGAGAAACCTTGTAAAACCAACAAAACAAGAGTTTTTTATTTGTTATATAAATCATGGTGGAGGACCACAATTGATTATTGTTGTTACTACTCCAAATGCATCAAAGATAAGTCCAAAAGTAGGACTTGTATAATAAGAAAGTCCAGCAGGAGGTAATCCACCAGATAAAACAGAACCAACTACAATAGGATAACCATCTAAAGTTACTGCAATAGGATAACTACTTACAGGAGCAGGACAACCACTAGAAGCATTACTTAAATTAATAGTAACAGGTCCTGGAGGAGCAGTTGTATGTGTAGTGGTAGTTGTTGTAATTGGTGGAGTAGTTGTAGATGTGGTGGTAGTAGAACTTGTACTAGTAGAAGTGCTTGTAGAAGTGCTTGTACTTGTAGAAGTGCTAGTGCTAGTGCTTGTAGAAGTACTGGTTGATGTACTAGTACTAGTTGATGTACTAGTTGATGTACTAGTTGATGTACTTGTAGAACTACTACTTGTAGTGGTGGTAGTTGGAATTAAATTAACTGGTATATTAATAAAATTTGTACATGCACCTGTAGACACCACTCTAATTATAGTTGTTCCATTAGGAACAAGAGAAGTGGTATATCCAGCTGTTAAAAGTGATGCAGCCACATTTGTTTCAAATGCTGTTGCATATCCAGTTGCATCTGAAAAAAGGTTGAAAGGACCTGCATCCCCACCAACTGGTATAACTAATGTTATTAATGCTGTCATAATTTATTTATTATATTTTTATTATTAAAAAGATCTTATAGGACGACTATAAAGAGTTACAGTTTTGCTTGTATCTTGAGCAAGTGAATTGTTAAAGTTTTTAGATTTTGCAAAGAAATTTCCGCTTTGACTAGAACTCCAATATGATGCAGTTAAATTAAACCCACCAATAAGAAATCTATTTAAATACAATTTATTTAATTCACCAATACTTGGGAGATACCAATCATTATATCCACCTTGAATTAAATTTATACTATACTCTGCTGCTATACCTGGTGTAGGACATCCACTTACTATCTGAGTAGTGTTTAAGCTTCCTGTTCCTATTGTTGTTCCATTAGCTCCTAAAATTAATGTACCATCACATCCCCAAGGTGATAGGTTAATGTCATTAGCTGTTGCAACAAGTCCATGACAAACATTTGCATCATATCCTGGATCTCCTGGTTGTAAAATGTAAGCAATTATTCCACCTAACGTTGCTTGACCTACTGTATAAATATTACAAGGATTTACAACAGTGGTTGTTGTTGTTGTGGTTATACCTGTACCAGATAAATATATATCAATAAAGTTTGTACAATCTCCTACAGAAACCACTCTTATAGTAGTTGTATAATCAGGTACCACTGAAGAAGAATATCCAGCAAGTAATGCTGATCTAGTTACTCCTGTTGCAAATGCTGATAAATAACCATCAAGATCTGAATATAGATCAAATGGACCTGAATCAATTCCAGCTGTTGTTAATGTTATTAATACTGTCATTAGTTTTAAATTTAATTATTGGTTTTATTATGGAAGCTGATTAGCTTGTCCAGTAAATGTGCATACTAGAATTTGATTAGCAGTTCCTGTAAAATTACATATTGGACAACATGTAAATAGTTGATTATCAATACTAATTATCTCTTCTCCTATAATCATTAAGTCCTCAGTGATGTTTATTACATTATCTTTAAGTGTTTCTACATTAGCTATAGCAGAACATAATACATCATCTAACTTAGTAAGAATTGTATTTAACCCATCACAAGTTTTTATATTTGTACAAGGAAGTGGAGTGCTATCATATGAGACAGCACTTGTTCCTGTTATTGTTATATTATTTATTTCAGAGTTATTACACATAATTTATAATGATGTAGTGGTGGTGGTAGTGGTTGTACAACATCCATTTAATATAGTGGTTATATCAACTATTTCATTATTGAGATTTATTACCTGATTAGTGATGTTTGTAACTTGAACATTTAATGTATTGATTTGACTTAAAAGATTACATATAATATCATCTATCTTTTGTAATATTACATTAAGTGTATCACATGGTTCAGCTATTATACATGATAATACAGGACCATTATAAACAATAGTGCTAGATGCATTTAATGTTGTAGTACATGCATTATTGTTACAGCCACAATTAGTGGTTGTAGAACTGCATCCACAAGGACTATTTAAAACTACGTCTGTACAGCAAGGATTCACTGTTAAAAAAGGATAAGCCATATTATTGATTTATTAAGGGATATACATTATGTAATAACAACCAAGTCCTGCTTGTACATTTGTGTGAGCACCACCACCTCCAAAAGGATTAATTGTTACTGCAGTGCTTATAGTAACAACTGTATCTTCAATTCCTGAATCAATTGTACTAACTGTTCCTGAATCACTCCATGTATTACCTGCATAATAAAATGCATCTGAAGCACTATGTTGTACTGCTCCACCAGTTTTAGCTATTGTTCTGTGGTTATGAGGAGCAGCTGTAGAAGCAGCTGTATTAGTGTGTGTGTGAGAAGGTATTTGTCCAACACCAAGAGCTGTTTGATTTAGTGTTCCTCCTGTTCCTCCTGCTGAATATGTTGGATTGAATGGAGAAGCTCCTGGATTAGTTTCAGGTGGTAATGTTAATCCTAACATAGATCCATCTGTTGCACCAACTCCCACTCTACCTCTTTTATCTGGTGTACCATTTTGACCATTACATAAATATATCTTTTCCCAAGGACCTGTAGATATTCCTGCACCTGTAGCATCGAAATTACCTGTTATAACACCATAGTATTCTACTACAGTGAAAGGAACCATTCTGTTATAATATTTTGAAGATCCACCAGTACTAGCTAAATAAGCTGCAATTAAAGCATTGAGTTCATCATATCTCACATAGTTTACATCAAGATCAAGAGCAAGTGCTACTAAATCAACTTGTACTTGACATAGTTTAGTAATAACAGCTTGTACAATAGCGTGTGTATCTGAAGATGCTGTAACTCCTGTTAAACATCCAATTGTGTAATCACCATTTAATATAGCAAGTTCTTCCACAATAGCATCAACTTGTTCTTGAAGATCACAAGCAGCTTCTATAAGAGCTTTTGATATATCTACAATAGAAAGATCTCCACACGTAGGAAGATATTTATTTACAACTTCACATACCACTGTAGGTGCAAGATCAATCTTTATTCCTGTACCATCTAATGTTGATACAAGAAATGTAATAAGAGCTTGTTCTACAAATGATAGAGAATCACCAGTTTGTATTCCAAGAACAGGAACATCTATTCCTGTATATTTAACACATCTGTCAGAGACAATCTCTGTACATCCGTTATAGCAATTTGAGCAAGTTGACATATTATTTTATTATTTATTATTATTAATCTT